TCATGCTTCCGACCCAACTTCTGTGACTTCGCCTGTCTCGCTGTCCACCTCCAGCACCGTGCCGGGGACTGCATACATATCCTCCCCGACATCCGTTTTGATGGTGCCATCCAAGGCTAAGCCCCGCTGAAAGTCAGATTTCAGAGGGGCGTATTTCAGAACTTTTTTCAGAATAGTCTTTTTCGCCATCTCCTCAAAATTCGTCTGCCACGGGCCGGAAGAAAAAGACTTGCTGTACTGCTGTGCAAAGGTGCGGACAGCATCCATGCTCATTACATCAAAGCCGAAGCCGCCCTCCTTGGTGCGGAACATCGCATAGACATAGGTTGGCTCCCCACGGTCAGAGACAGCTGGAATGTGCTTCAGCACCGGTTCCAAGCCAAAGGAATAGTTGAAGCTATCATGTTCATAGACCACCTGTGCCTGAATGATGCTGACCTCTCCGCTGCGATAGGCCAGATCAATTAAACCCTTGTAGCCCAACTGGAATTGGCATTCGCTGCAATGCGTTTTGTTATTATAGAATGGGATTAGATACGCCTGTCCCAAAGGCGTGTTTGGCTCCATGCCAAGCTGGGCCGCTGTCATCATAGCGGCAAGGAACGATTGCGGAGTGGTCTGACCCAGCTTTGGATTGGTGGAAAGGGCTGAAAGCACAATGCGGGTAAAACGTTCCGGCGTCATGACTGCCGGGAGGGCCTTTTTGATTTCCCCCTGCATCTGCTTAATGTAGGCTTGCATAGACGTTTTGGCGTCCGTTTTTGCCGCAGGCTGCGCCGTGGCTTTCCGGATCATATCATTACTCATTATTTTTAACCTGCCTCTCGTGTCTCCGTCACCTTAAAGGGACGAAGGTTTGTATTTTTATAATAGGGGGCTAAATCAATGCTGGGATGGTCTTTTGCAAACTCCTTTGCCTGAAAGGTCTGCCGGTTCTGAGATTTCCAACTGATATGGAAGCTGCCACAAAGGCCGCTTTCCGCTTCGCCCATGTCCGCCTTGATAGTGTTCTCAATTTCTCCGAGCCGGGTATCCAGTGCCTTTTTATCCTCCTTCAGCCGCATATACTCCCGCAGAACGGTATCCCGTCCGAACAGGTCTGCGGTTGTGTGTTCGCTGATGGGATAGACTTCCCGCAGCGCTGCGGAGGTCGCTTCGGAACCATCTGCGTCCGGAGGCGTATCCTGCTCCACCAACTTCCAAAAATCTGCCTCGGCAGCCATGAGTGCGTCAATTTCCGCCTGATTGCGTTCCAGCGTAAAGGTAAAGAACCCCCGGCCATAGGCCAGAACTGCCAGATACCAGCGGTCTGCCCCGGTCACTGCCAGATAGTGAACGCACTGCGCGTAATACTGCACCGGGAACTCCACGCCGTTAAACTGTTTCAGGTCTAAGGAAAAGGTGGTCTTGCACTCCAAGCCTGCGTTTTCGCCCATGACCATCCGGTCTACATCAGCGTGTGCAAAGGGATATTTCGGATGATACAGCATAGCAGGCAGACGGTAGACCCGCTTGCCGGTTTCCTCCATCCAGCGGCGGGCCACATAGTCCTCCAAATCCCGTCCCTGTCGCATGGCTTCGGTATCCTCTTTCTCCGCTGCCCGTCCGGTTTTATCTGCCCAGACAGAAAAAGGGCTTGCCCATCTGGACAAGCCCACGATCCCGGCAGCGTCAGAGCCGCCGATCGTTTTCCTGCGCCGCATGAGCCATTCTTCCCGGCTCATGCCTTTGGTAGATACTCTCTGGATTCCTCGCATAGTGCGGCCCCTCCTTTATTTCATGCAAAGAGCGGCCATTCTGTCCAACAGGACATGGCCGCTCATTACCTTGTTCCAAGTATTTTCCTGATAGGTTTTCGTGTTCCGGTGGGGCATACTGTGTGTCACAAGATCGCTGATAGCGTTGATCGCGCCCCAAGCAGTCCCCCGGAACCTCCTGATGTCCGGGGCAAAGTAACAGATCATAAACTCGTCCTTGATTTTGTCGATGGTAGTCTTTTCCCGCTCGGAGGTTTTGTCCGTAACAGGAAAGAGTTCATTCAGGATTTCTCGGATCTCATCATCCTGAATTGTTTTGTTAGCTGCCATATCCGCATACTGCGCCAGCCCGTCCATATAATCCTCTGCGCGGAACAGGCAGTCCCGTGCCTCGTTCAGCCGCTCATGCACATTTTCCGTATGCCGCATGGACCAGGTGCGCTTGGCGGTTGCCAGCGCCACGTTCAGAGTATTGTTGCAGACCACCCGCACCGGTGTCATACAGACCCGGACGCCGCTGCTGCCATCATGGGCGTTGGTAAAGCAGAGATAAGGTTCTACGGCGTCACCGGCGATCATCTGTTCCGGCAGCTTCGCCAGAAGCCAGATCTGCTTGCCCTCCCGGAGAGAGCCGGCGGTTTCGTAGCGGACATCTGTACCGATCAGTTCGTCCGTAAACTTGAAAGCGTCTCGGTTCTGCACCACCTTGTAACGATCTCCCACTACACCCAGCACGCTGTCATCACTGTCCCGCACATTGGCCTTGAAGCCTTTGATGACGCCGCCTCTGGAATTGAACACGTTTTCCTGACGGACATTCCAATCCAATCCCGCAAAACGCAAAGCGTCCTCGCTGTTAGGCGCTTCGGATACCTCCACTCCCAGACCGTGCCACGGTTTCTCCCGCACATACATCATCGTCTCGACATTGGCTGCCATTTTTAAGTACCTTCTTTCTCAAAATTTCACCGGAAATGCCCTGCGATCCGCTGCCCTATGATACGCAAGATCGCCGAAGCGTCTCCGGTGCCGTTATGATAGTATCTAATTGAAATCCGGCACTTTTACGGTTTTGGCTGATAAAAAGGACTTGATGGCATTTCCATCAAGTCCTTTCTGGCGATCTTGTTCAAATTTCGACACGATTTTCTAAAAATTCCGAGTTTTTTTGCAAAGTGACATTGAGTGTCCACATGACTTGCTATACTGAAGCTAACCTCCAAGAAACTTCGGCCCCATGCCTACGCGCGATTGCGCGGGGAAAAATACCGGGTAAATTCTCCGCCCGGGCCGCTCCCGAAAAGGCGATTGTGGACGCTGTATCTTCGCATGGGTGCCGGAGCGGAGGATCAATCATCAAACATGAGAAACTTATAGGCAGGAACATCCAGTACGGACGAAATCGCAAAGAGCGTATCCAGGGAAACAGCTTTCTTGATGTTGGGCGCTTCTACATGGCCGATAAATGCCGGGGTACGGTCGATCCGCTCTGCAAGTTCTTCCTGTGTCAAACCACGCAGTTTTCGATAATATGCAATTTTAAGACCCACTTGCAGATATTCCATCTCGAATTTGCTATTCATACCGTCACCTCGGTAATATGGTAATCGATGGCGACAGCAGTTGACATGATTTTACAATCACATTATTATATTTAACAGATATAAAAAACTAAGTAAAAGTGCAATGGGGAGGGTGAATGACCTTGGAACAGCAGTCTGCCGAGGCAAAGTCGGCCCGCTTATTAGACCTCTATGCGAGGTTCATATCCGGACAGACGCTGAACAAGCAAAACCTTGCCAGCGAGTACGGCGTCACAACACGGAGTATCCAACGGGATATGGAGTCACTGCGGTGCTTCCTGATGGAAAAAGGGTTGTCGCAGGAGATTATCTATGACCGTAGACACGGCGGCTATCGAATGGTGAGCAGCGTTCCATCCGGCCTGACGAACAGCGAGATTTTGGCTGTCTGCAAAATTCTGTTGGAAAGCCGCTCCATGCGGCGGGATGAAATGCTGCCGATTCTGGACAAGCTGGTGGACTGTGCCGTTCCCCCGGAGCAGCGCCAAGCAGTAAAGCTACTGATAGGTAATGAAAAGCTGCACTATATTGAACCACATCACGGCAAAAGTATTTTGAACGGTTTATGGGAGATCGGACAGGCTGTGAAAGAACAGCGGGTCATGGAGATTGAGTATGAGCGCATGAAAGCACCGAAACTTGTGACTCGGAAAGTGCAGCCGGTCGGAATCATGTTTTCTGAGTATTACTTCTATCTGACTGCTTTCCTTGAAAACAAAGATAATTTTGAAAATCCGGATGACCTTTTTCCTACGATTTATCGGATCGACCGCATCCGCAGTTTTAAGGTCTTGGACGAGCATTTTCATGTCCCTTATGCCGGACGGTTTGAGGAGGGCGAGTTCCGTAAACGGGTACAGTTCATGTACGGCGGCAAGCTGGAACGGATTAAGTTCCGCTACACCGGCCCGTCCCTGGAAGCGGTACTCGACCGCCTCCCTACCGCTAAGGTCATCAGTGAGGATGCAGATGGCTGGACGATTTCAGCGGAGGTGTTCGGCAAGGGCGTTGAAATGTGGCTGAGAAGTCAGGGCGATTATGTTAAGGAGGGGTTCTATGAGCCGGGAACTTGAACGAATGAGAAAACAGTCTATGGCAAAAGTAGAAGCCACTCAAAACATTATACAAAAGCGTGATACTGTGGTTAATCACATCAATCAAGTTGGAAACGAGTATAAGCGTGTAACAGATGTTTCACGCAATGCTCCGGCTATTGTAGAAAATATTGATCGACAGTTTAAGGAAAAGACAAAGCTGACAGACTGGGATATTAAGTTTCTGTTTCTCTGCACGGCGATGCAATGTGCAAGGCAATATCTCCTGACAAATGATAAGTTTCGACTTGAAGATAAGGGCAGTCTAAAATCCAATGTGCGTGGTGAAATTTTGATGAAGCACGCGTATGATGCTGTGCCGGATGTGATTGCTCCCCCAGAATGGAAAAAGGTACTGTTTCAGCCTGTACCTTACGATACAACGAATCACAGTAGTTTTATTCATTATAGTGACTCGCAAAAGCTTAGTGGAATAAATCATCGTTACCGCACATTGGGACATGATCCTATTCTTGGCTGGATATTTGGCCCAGCAAACATTATGACAAATTCACTAACAGAAACCGATTTTGTAACAACATATCAAATTTCCAACAATGTAATTTTACGGCATTATCCTTTGGGAACAATGGGGATGCTGAACCGGGCGGCAGGCTATGTGAAAGATGATCCGATGCTGTTTGCAGCTTCAGTTGCACGGCAGGCAATTCACTTTGGCTCGGATTACTTCACAAAGCAAGGCTTACCAATCCCTGTGATTGCTACCGTAAATAATAACCTTGCCGGAACGATGCTTACAAAATGCCATATTGATATGTGGAGTGTCACGCGAGGAGCTGTTGTAGCGGCTCTTGTAAACCAGCTGATTGCAGTCATTCATCACCTGTTTTATAACGAGGCCCATGATGGCAGCGAAACCATGTACGAAGTCCGCACGCGAAAAATTTTAAGTTATTCCAACGCTATTGCAGTTGGCAGCAATGTAGTGGTAACTGCTATTACAAAAGATTTGCAAAAGCTGGATGGCGGCGGGATTTTAGTCGCCCTGCATCGTTTCATATCAGACGCCAAATTCATTCAAGAGGTCAAACGAGATTTCTTAAAGGATGAAATTTATAACATGGTTGTTGGAAAACCGTATGATTTTATGGAGGGATAAGTATGTTCGGCAGAAAGAAAATGTATAAAAAGGGCCTTGTTGATGCGATGCAGGCATACGAGGCGTTCGGCAAAAAGCAAGAAGATGCCTTGGCATATATGCGCGAGGAAGTTCGCAGCGGGAACAAAGAACTGAAAGAGGCATTGGCTGGATTAGGCGATGAACTGAATGGAATTTACAAGTATTTGAATGCTCAGGAGAAAGCTGCACTCTATCAACTCAGCACGCCGATGGATCTTAAAGAATTGGATGACGCAGATAAGCGGCTGCTGCTGGCCGTTTTGTATCAGCTTGCAGAAAATGAGGAAAGTGCGCTGACAGACAATCAGCGGGCCTATATCCGTTCTGTGCAAAAGTATTTAGAAATTACCAATCCGCAAACCTTTGCAGACCTGTCAGCCATTGATAATATTGACTCCATAGACGTTCAGAAAACCTTTTTGCGCGTAGTTTTGGAGTTCTTCTATTTACAGGATAGTGATGAACTGAGCGATGAACAGGAAGCGGTGTTTGACTACTTCTCCGTAAATAAGAAGCAAGCGACTGTAATCGAAAATGAAGTGAGCCGGTTGTTTAATGCTGTTGGCCCAGAGGGTGTTGCTGAAAAATATGGTTATGTACCGGAAGAAGAATCAGAGCCTGTTGCGCCAGCGGATATAAAGGATGTACCCGTTTTCGCAGAGAATGTCCCCGGCACTTCCTTTATCGGTTCTTCCGTAAGCGGGGAGATTATTGATGAGTTATTCAACAGCAACCATTCCAACCGCTTCACAGGTGTTCGGATCTACGAGACTGCAAATTACATTCTATGTTTGGCAAAGCCTTCCATGAATTCGGTGTTTGCATCTGCTTTTCGCGGACTCATTGGTGGAGGCAGCGACAGCCAAGATATTTCCCCAATTCTTTCTGGCTGGTACCTATTGGATAAACGGACGAGTGAAAAAACACATCTTGACGTTGATTTGAAGATCAGCCGTGACGATGAGCCGCTTTTTGATGGCGATACAATCATTTACTTTGCACACAATGATAATAGTATTGATGAAGGCGATATGTGGTTATTTGACTTGTCCACTCTGCAAGCACCAGAGAAATTGTTCGCGGTAACATATCGTCAAGCGTGCGTCAGTATGTGCGGAAACCGTATTGCATTTCTCAATGATGGCGTACCATGTGTTTATTCACTTGACAGTAAAAAAATAATAAAAATTCCGGCGCCCGCTGCTAAACGTACCACGTACTTTCAAGCGGTATTTGCAACAAAATCCGGTGTATATATGAGTCTTAACGATTATCCACAGCACAAATTGTACTTCTATGATTATGCTTCGAAGCAGGTAAACTTGCTCTTTATGTTCAACGATGATATTACTGAAATATATCACGTTGAAGATCAAAAGATTTATTTTAGATGTGGTGATTATGACAGTGCACGGATTGGCATGGTAGACCTTGCTGACGTCCAGTCCGGCTCCATGACACATTTCAGTCGAGAATACGCCGCAAATCATCCAAACCAAGCAAACTATACAGTTCAGCCATATTACGGCTGCCTCTTGTATTTAGCAGCGGATGGATATATCAAAAAATTGAATTATACGGCAGATGAGGAAACAAACATTGCAAATTGTGTCGTAGATAGCCCTGTTAAGCCTTTTAGGTGTGTTGCAGGATGGGTGTATTACAAAGAAAATGGCGACGAAGGAAAATGGTACAGAACATCGTTGAATAACCCTGAAGAAATAGTATTCCTGGGCGATAACTAATAGGACGTAAAACTGCCATTTCTGACCATCAGCCTATTTTAAAGATTGCCTTCAAGAAGCTGCTGTTAGGTTAGAAATTTGCTCTGCAACTGCAAAGTTGGATAGATTCACAAAGAAATGAGGCAACAAATGTGAAACTTAGTAAAGACACATTCCAAAATCGGATGCAAGCATCTAATGAGCAAGTTCTCACAGCAACGCGAAAAGTGCAAGAAGCTGAAAATAAGGTTTCCAATGTAGCAACAATCATTCGGGATGATGCCCGCCGTATGGAAAAAATTACCGATATTCATTATGCGCCGACCATTATCCATGACATCAATACACAATTTGAAAGTGCAACCAAGTTAAAAGGAAAAGATATTGTCTTTCTGTTTGGGGCTGCTGCTATCCAGACCGTTCGTTGGGCTTTGGCTCCCTCGTTAGACTTTAATTATAAACCCTTGTCACCAGAGCAAAGAATGACAAGCGCGCAAGGCGGCGTATTGGAAAAGGCCGCTATTCGCGAGTATTTAGAAAAAGATGGTTTTTCCCAAGCAGAAATTGCTGAACTGATGGCCCCCTCTCATATCCGAAATTACTCATGGCAAGACCTTTTGGTCGCTCCGGTTCCCTATGACGCCATGCACGGAAGTTCCCGAATTGCAATTAGAGGCTTTAAAGAAGCTGGTACAGAGATTTACGGAAAAAACCATCACGCTGCAACATGGGGGCATGATCCAGTCTGGGGATGGTTCTTTGGCCCTATGAATATCACAGCTCGAATGATCACATTTCGTGACTTTCAAACTTACCATGTAGCGCAAATCGGAAATACATTCAATCAAAAAATCACATATCGCACGTCAGTTGGAAACATGATACAAAAGTCTGTTTCATGCTGGAGCGAAGATAGCAAATGTCTATTTGTTTCTGCTGCAAAACAAGGAATGCACTTGCAATCCGACAAGTATACCAAAGGCGGACTCCCTATCCCATTTTTAAGTCCTACAACAGCGCAAGACCTTCTTGTTAAAGGATGGAACAGTGCCGAAGTAGAACGCCTTTTTAAAAAAACGCTTAGAAACTTAGGAAATATCGGAACCCAGTTTATTTTGGCTCTTACAATTGACCAGCTTGTTAAGGCGCTCCATCTTCTCTGCTATGATGATACCGTAGATGGCTCAATTAGCACCTACTATGTGCGAAGTGAAAAAATTGTCTGTTATTCTTCACTAATATCTGAACTGGCAAATGGCGTGTATGTTCTGGCTACAAAAGATATTGGAAAACTGGATATTGGTGGATATATCAATTTAGCCAAAAACTTAATTCATAACGCAGATTTTCAGGCCAAAATGAAAGCAGAGTTTTTGGAAAAGGAACTTGAAAAAAAGCTATACGGTGAAACCTATTATTTTTTGGAGGAACAGTCATGATAAGCGAAAAGAATGCTCAAAAACGCGAGGAAGCTTCTGCTACTGCTGCCCTCTGTGCCACAAAGCCCATTTTTACTAAAATGGGACACGGTATGGATTATTTGCAGGAAACAGTACGGCAAACGCAAAAGGCCAATTTAAAACAGGCAGCAGTTGTAAACCAACGGCAATACGAAACAGAACGCTATGTTGGAAAGCTGATCGAAGAACAAGATACCATTCGGCAAAGTATTGAGACTTCAAAGGAAATTCAGCAGGCTCAAAATACCAGACTTGATCAGCGCCTATCCAATATAGAGCAAAAAACAATGCTGCGGTGTCAAAGCTGTGGTGCCATAATATCGCCGGTACAGATTGTGTGTCACCACTGTGGGAACATTTCGGCTGTATTTCCCTACGATCTTCAAAAATTCGGTACAAACCCTGAACGTGAAACTTCATATTTGGAGGAAATCAAAGTTTTGAGTAACGCAGTACATTCTTCAAGCCTTATATCAGAGGATACATACCCTGAGCTTCAGAACTACATCAATCAAATCCAAAAAATTGCCTCAATTGCTAAAACACATATTGATAACCGGGAAACAGAAGATGACAGCACTGTTTATAAGCGCATTTACCGAAAATGCCGCCAGTTCTTATCTGATCTTCATACCGCCCATATCGAAATTGCAATTGTTGGAAATGTCAAAGCTGGAAAATCCAGCTTGATCAATGCTCTTTTAGGAGCAAAAATGGCCAGTGTAGACCCGACCCCTGAAACTTCCGTCCTTGTCAAATATCATACAACATCCAGCAAGAATTATATCCGTGTCGAATTTTATACAGAGAAACAATGGGAACGCTTGTGGTTAGATGTTGGTAAGAACTCGACTTTCCGCCAAGAATACGAAGCAAAGAGCGCAGACAATATTCGAGATCAATATTTAGGCAAATCCGTATACTACGAAGAATGCTCCTTTGGGGAACTCCCCGAAAAAATTATGAAATGGACAAGCTCTGAAACACCCGAACACTTTTTCGTGCGCGAATTAGAGGTTGGATACCATAGAAGCGATTATCAGGATAGCCAGCTTCCAAATGACGTTATTCTGGTTGACACTCCGGGCTTGCGCGACCCCATTGCATTTCGCTCTAAAATCACTAAAAAATATATTAAAAATGCAGACTGGGTTCTTGTCTGTATCAGCAGCGAAAATCTATGCAGTCAGGATGAAGCTCGTTTCTTAGGTGAGATTACCGCAAACAACGGACAGCGTGCAGATAAAATTCTTGTTGTTGCGACAAAACGAGATATGTTGCCCGCCAAAGAATACGATGCTAAACAGAAAGATTTTCTGGAACGTTTTAAGGAATTCTATTCAGGCCGCATGGGGTTTGCCATCGACCATTTTATTCCCGTAAGTGCTGAAACATCTATGCTGTTAAATGCTTATCTGAAAAATAGTACCGGATTAAGTGATGAAGATGACGAGAAGTTCTTTAGTGCGCTTAATCGCCTGCGGATAAGAAATCCTGCCGATATTGTCCAACGGAAACCGGACATTATTGAGTATGCCGGTATCAATGCCTTGTCTATGCGCTTGGACAAAATGATCCTCAAAGGTCGTAAAACAGAGATTATTGCATCCCCGATGCTTACGGGAGTCATGATACCAGACCGGTAATTGCCTCGATTATGTAACATTTTTCTTCCTCCGGAACCCTCTGGTAGCCTCTGGATTGCTCCACGAGGACTGCCATGGGAGTTTATGTTCTATCAGCAAAAAAGCCCCGTGAGGGGCTTTTTCTTGGGTGATTACCGGCCAATCTTTGACCAGTCAATATCTCTTGCGTCAATGAACTCGCCTTTCTCGGCCTCATCTACTCGACGAGCCTCTTCCGGCGTGAGCTTGGTGAAGTCCGGGTCCCACGCCCGAACCAGTTTCTTGATGAACTCTTCCGGTTTCATCATGCAATATCCGCATTTGCCGGAACAGAATTGTCATATAAGAACTTCGGGGCAATATCAATCTCCCCATCATTCCATACTGTTACTCCGTAGTCAATATAAACACCACGGAATACATCGTAGTCCGACAACGGCGCAAACGCCGGTTCTTTCAAGAAGGGAGCAAAGTCAAAAACCTTTGCCTCGCCAGTGTTGAACCGGAGCCACAGCTTGTAGCCGTCCATCGGCCGGACGCCACTGACCTTTATGGCCGGAGTTTTTTCTCCAGCATAAGCAATACCGTCTACGACATACATATCCAGCCCTCCTTATCTGAGCGGTTCAATTTTCCCAAATGGTACATTCTTAACAGCCTTGTTCCAAGCGATGTAGAGTTCTTCCTCGTGGATGGCCGCCCATGCCTGAACCATCTTCAACTGTTTTACCGGCAAACTTCCGGCCAGCAGTTCTCCATCTACCCCGACAGAAGCCTCATACTCGCCATAATACACATGGAAATGCGGTCTATGATGCTGTGAGTCATCGCTGTATAGCATTTTGATGACGATGTTGTAGAACCTGCAAAGTTCTGGCATAACGCTCACCTCGTTTCTTGGGAATGGCTTTCTTCCCTATTATTATTCTATCAGATTGCCCTTCATTATGCAATCGGATTTTGGTGCGAAACGATAAGAAGTTTACCGTTTCTTCCCGTATGTGATTTTCGGTAGCCATTCATACCGCTGTTCAAACGGGATGAAGTCGCCGTTGGTTCCAACGATGCGCTTCATCGCAGCGTCCATCTTTTCTCTTGCGTAGTCGGCCTCCGGGTTCTTGGCCAGAGCGTCAAAAAACTGGTCGTAGTACCGTCCCCACGCATCCAGCACCTTCTTCAGCCGCTTGTACCCAAAAACATCTTTTCCCATAACCTCCGGGTCATTCAAGGTCAGGATGAGCATATCGGTCATGTACTGCATATAGGTCTGCTTGATGGCGTCCTGCATCACATCATCCCGGACTTTTCTCCGGGCAAGGTAGCCGTTCTTTCCCATGCTGCACCTCCGTTTCCATATCAGCTGCCAAGCGTAAAGGTCACTCCCGCAAAGTGCTCTGCTCCAAGGACATGATCTCCGTTCTCCCAATCCTCCTGCACCTTCATCGTTGCCTCGGCCCAGCTTGCGGCCACAACGGGAACCGTCTTCTTCAGGTGTTCCACGATGACCACACGGTACTCCCGTATCGTGGCCGGGATTGCGTTCTCAGCCCTCGTCAAAATCCCAGCAAGGATGATCTCGTCTTTTTTCAGGTCGATCAGGTTCTCTGCGTCCGGCTGCTCTTTGGACTCTGCCTCCAGCAGCAGCTCTTCATTCATCTCTTTGCTGAACTCAACGACATCACGGATGGTATAGGCGATGTCCCCGGAGTGCTCCTCGCCATCCTGCTTGTCATGGAGCATCATACCGAACTCCTCGTTCCGCATCAGGCAGTAGTCATGCCCCTCCATGTAGCCAAGCAGAACCTCGGCCTCTACTGTTTCCAGCTGTACGCCCTGTCTGGCGGCTACGGCAATCAATCCCTCGGCCTTGATAATTTCCTTCACGCTCTATCTCCTCCCACCTTGTAGGTCTTCGATTTCTTTTTTCCGGTTCCCTTCTTATATTCAGCCACCCAGACCACTTTACCGCTCTTGTAGTGCCGGTAATGCCCTCTCACGGTGAAGATGCCACGAGGACTTGCGTGAGAGCCGCTGGGAGCCGCCAGAAGCGTCCCGTTCACTTTGCGAATGATGTAAGTAGTCTGGGCGGAAGACCTCTTGTGCGGCTTTTTTGCGCCCTTTGTGTGTGCTTTTCTTGGCGCAGGCTCATCTTCCGAACGGATGACGGGACTATGAGCCATCAGCGCCATCAGCGTACAGTAGACCGTGAGAACTGACTGCAAATCGTCCCTCTCCACCTGCATCCGGTTCTTTGTGGATGCCCACATACCGTCTACCATTCGGACAAACTCGCAGTGACCGAAAGACCGTCCGTTCTGGTTCAGGTAAAGACTGAGGTGCAGGCCGTTTCGGATGCCTTTGATACGCCACCCGTTGGTTTCAACAACAATCTCTACCGCCTTCAGCGGAGCCGGGTGGCTCCTCACCTCATCCGGGTGCTGATCTCTCCATTTCAGCAGCAGCTCTATGTCTGCGGCCGTCACCACAATCTTGTCCATCAGACCGCCTCCTCACACCCAAGCGGGTTTCTTTTCCGTGTCCGGCAGGGCCATGAGCCAATCAATGACTTCCTGTGGAACCTCCACCTTCTGCCAACCGCTCCCGTATTCATAGCCGCAGACCGGGCATGGCTTGCAGAGAATACCTCTTGGGTCATTTTCTCCAAGCGTGTTCCTTTTGTACCAAGCGTTTCCTCTTCGTACTCGCTCATGGGGCTTGCTGCCGGTTGTGTAAAATGCTTTGGGCTCAGGCGGCTCCTCGGTTGCGGTGACAACCCACTTGGGAGCATTAAACGCCATGCGCTCTTCATCGGTCAGCTCCGGCGTCCGGCCATCAAGAACATCCTGAGCGATGCGGTTCTTCACAGCGGTCAGCTTTCTGTCATCAAGCCACCAGTGGTACTGATCGATGATTTCAGCTGCCTGTTCCCGCCATCCGAGCTCCCGCTGGTGCTCACACTCCGGGTGCATATCGTTCAAATGCCATTCATCCCAGATGTCGCAGAACTTCTGGAGCATTTCGGGTGTCCAGCCATCTACCGGTCGGCCTGCACGGATTTCCTCAACGCACTGTCCGGCAGAGCCTTTGCAGTTTCCGTTACTCATCGGCCCGATGACCCCGCAGATACTCAGCCGCCCATCTTCAAATTCAATTCTGGCAAAGGCGTTTGCCTGTCCTTCGTAGGTCTTGCATACGCAAGGGTTCACAATCTTTTTCATACTTACCGCCCCTTTCTGGCCTCAGCCATGATCTCATCCATGTTCATCTCCAGCAGGTAAATCATGTCCTGCTTTCGGTTGGCGAAAATCTCCATCAGCTCCTTGCGGACTGCGGTCGGTGTGATGTCCCGGCAGTTGCAGTGAACCGCCAAAATCAGGTCGTCAAAGGTCATCCCGTCCAACAGGTTATCGCAAGTGCTCAGGTCTTCTCCGAGCTTCCACTTTCTATCAGGCATCTTCATCCTCCTCTACTACTGCCAGTGCCGCCGCCAGTTCTTGGAGCATCTTGTCTATGTTCTCTGCATCGTAGACCAGCTCACGAGCTGACGGTACGCCTCTGACTCCGTTTTTCTTCGCCTCAATCCACATTTCGATATGCTCGTCAATGTCGAACTCGGCTGCGTATTCTTTGATACCATCCACAGGGCTTGCAGAGCTGACTGTGAAGGAAAAATCCTCTCCGGCTGGAGAATACTTTTCCAGCTCAACGGTTCCGTCATCATACTCATGTACTGACCAGTCGAGGCTTTCGCAAACCTCTCTGTACTTGTCCTTCATCTGACCACCCCCTAAATGGACCCGCAGAAACAGCCGAGTTTCTGCCACAGCTGGTAGGTTTCCACCGACATCTGCACCTTGTCCGGGACTCCCCGGCCGAGCAGCCAGTCGTGGGACCGTGAGAAGAGCTTTCGGGCTTTCTCCCTCTCTGCCTCGGTGAACTCTTCTTTCCATCGCCGCTTGCACCGCATCGTCCCCCAATGGGCGCCGTATCGGGTCATACAGATCACCGCATACGGGATGTCTGCGTGTACTTCGCTGGCTGTCAATTCCACCATCAGTCTTGCCATCCGAAAAACCTCCTCATCCTACAAAATTGAATTTGGGACTGCACCGGCGCTCATCACACCGAACCAGCCATTCTTTAACGGCCTGACTCCAATGTTTCTGCCCGGAGGTGAGCTTGCCGTCCGAGAAGATGATGCCGCAGCTATTCTCAATCTGATGAATCCAGAGGTTTTCCCCTCCCCATACCGGGCGAAGCTCAATGGCCCACGGGCCACTCTCTCCAATTCGACTGGCCTTTTCGGGTGTCGGGAACGACATCCCTCCGGTGTAGTCCTGCTGCATCTGACCGAACATCCATTCTGCCAGCTCATCGAGGTCTGCAAAGTGCTTGACCTCATTCCTGCGGTGGAAATCGTTCCAGTACCGCTCATACTTAACTCTTAGCATCTCTGCTCCTCCCCTCATGCAATGTAGCCGAACAGCTCTTCCAGCTCGGCTAATGTTTTATCGTGCCAGTCTGCCCGATAGCTCTGGAACTCGGCGCTTGGAAGAAGGCGATACCCGCTGATCTCCATGTCGATCTGCTTTCCGTTGCACCACAGGTTGTAAAGCATAACCGAATGGCCGTTAATATCTCGCTCCAAGCGAAGCTCCCAAAAGTTTCCGCAGGGGCTATTCCACCACCAGCCACCATCCTTCAGGTACGACTGCTTTTCAGCCATCCCACGAATGTATGCCGCAGCTGCGATGATGTTCTCTTTCACCCACGCAAGCTCTTTCTTTTGAGTCTCCTGCATCCGAGCCATGTACTGGTCTTCGGTTTCGACTTGGGCCATCCGGTAGGCATCCTCTTTGGTCATCATGTCAGCAGCCATGTAGATTTGCTCTACCCGCTTGTACTCTGCGTAGGTAGCCTCGTTGTTGACCGCCTTGGTTCCCTCTAAAAACTCGCTATACAACATTTCGATTACCTCCATTTGGTAAGTTATTTTCTGTAACTTCATTCTAACTTACCCAACCGGTAAGTCAAACATAAAATGAAAATAAAGCGAGATTTTTTACCGTGTCCAGCGTCCGCTTTATTTGACAGCTATCTGCTATTCAGCTGTATCGCTCCCAGAACTTTCTGGCCGCCTCTTTGCTGATGGGAGTGATTTGATTATGGCCTCCCTCCCAAAGCTGGAAGTAAGCGAGGAAATAGGCGCCAGAGGCATCCTTGAACATTTCCATGTAGAGCGTATCCGAGTGCTCCCTGCGGCTATCACACAAGGACTCGGCTTTGCTGGTGTCGTATACCTTTCCATCAACCATCTGGACAAGGCGTGGGCTGCTGCTGTTGTTCATCTTCGGCAAGCGGCTCCCATCGTCTTTTACCATCTCCACACGATACCCGGTAAAGAGTAGTGCCTTCGTCAGCTCATCGAAGGTCAGGGAGTTGTTCTTCAGGCGACCGCTGAGGTTTTGAGGACTCCATCCCATGAACTCAGCAAGCTCTCTATGGGTCTTTCCCTCACAGGCAAGGGCGGAGCGTACCATTTCAGATGCCGTCATACTGCCACCTCTTTTCCAAGCACACGGCTCAGCAGGCTGTCGTACATGGTTTTGAGCACCTCATACTTGGCATTTGCCACCGCCAGCTCTGCTGCCAGCGCCGCCTCTGTCTGGCCGCCCGTTGGTTCAGCCGGAACCTCTTTGATAACCTCAACCGGCACTTCTTTGATGACCTCGACCACCTTTTCTTTTACCGGCCCCATCTGCAAGTCAAGGGACACCAGCATGGCGATCTCCAAATTCGCCATCTCAGTATCGGTCACATGACCCTTGTAACTGCCTATCCGTTCCACCGATACCGAGGTGATCTGTTCGCAAAGTGCGATACTCTCCCGGTCTGTGCTGCGGATGAGCACATGGGTCGGTAGGTCAGTCTTCGGCTGCGTTGTCAGGTATACCACCTCAACGGTTGCGCTGTGCTCGTTATTCTTCTCGTTGGAAACAATGATGGCCGGTCGTCCGCTGCGCTGCTCGCTCCCGACACTGTAAATGGACTCCACATAGTAGATGTCGCCACGCTTGATTTTCATATTCTGCGTTCTCCTCTCTTCACGGCTAATATTCCCGATAGCAATAGAGGCTGTCGGGTCCCAATATCCTTCAGCATTTCTCATCTCCACGCCGCTCCCTCTCTTCCGCAGCTTGCTTTCGCAGTTCCTCGGCATCTACGGTGATGCAGGAGGTATGCGATACCAGCTTTTCTACAAAGCTGCGCCCATTTTCATCCAAGATGCTGGACAGGGCTGTTGCGGTAATCCGCATGGTCGCCACCACAAAAGGCAGGTCAGTGGCGTCATACTCGTGGGCCACCGCCAAAAACTTCTTGGTCATGGCGTCAAAGCAGTCCACTACAACTTCGTCGGCCATCTTCTGGTCATGCGCCAGCATAGCCACCGCCATTCTCACGGAGTAGGGCAAATCACTGTTCCTCATGCGGCTCACTTCCTTTCAGCCAGTCAAGGCAATCATCCTTTGTCGCAAACTCTTCGGTCCACGCATCACCGGTGCGGTTGTCTATGCCGGTATACCCGGCTCCTTCCTTCAGGAAGAACAAGCCAAGAGGCTTGCGGGTGTCGATTACCCGGTAGGCTGCTTTTTTACTGATCTCTCTCGGCGTTTCCATCAGCCTTCTGGGACACCATTTCGGTGTGGTCTTGATGTCGGGTTCATCTGAGCCTCCCTTGGTGAAGGCTATGAACCCTTCCATCCGTGTACTCTCCGGGCATACAGTCCGAAAAGCCTCCTTTGCCTCCGGGTGAGTGCAGTTGCAGTAACCTCTTGGCCGAGCCAGATGTCGGCTGTTTGCGGTTTGCTCTGCCCGTCCGCTAATCTCCATCATAAGGCAGGCAGAGCAGCGAATGTTGATACTCATTGGTAGCTCCTCTCTCTGGCGGCCTGTTCCGCCTCTTCTTTATCCCATATAAACTCGCTTTTCGGGATGTGGTGCTGATGCTTTTTCCCATGCCACCCGGCCCGTTCTACCAAGTAGGCTTTGCCGTTCTTACTTTCTCCGATGATGTCATACGGGACGGCGATGTATTCCGGCTCATCATTCCAGTCATTGCTGTGCGGATTATCACAGACCCTCCACGCCCTTCTTGGCCTATTCGTCATTTTCATCTGACCTGCTCCTCTCAACGCTTGATACCGTGTTCGTCTAAGATACCGGTGAGAAAGCTGTCAAGCGCATCATAGTCGAACATCACATCGGAACTTTCATACAGGCGATCTACGCACTCCTCGATGAGTTCAAAGGTTCTGCTATCCTCCGGCACCTCCAAAACTTCTTCGAGCCGGAACGGAATCTCCTGCTTGATGAAGGCCAGCAGCGGGTTCTTCAGCGCCTCCATCCCCATGCGGCAAGCCTCGTTTACAGGGTCGATGCTTTCGTAGTGTTCACGATGTTCTGGGTCCAATATCTCAATGGCCCGTTCAATGCTAATTTTCATCATCGTCCTCCTTCGGATGCCAGTGGTACTCACAGTCCGGGTTCTCGCACCGGCCGTTCCACATTCCCTCTCCGCAGAGTGGGCAGGTTTCATATTCATAGCCACTGTACCCAACGCCCATGTAGCTCATTTCTGCCTCCTTACTGGATGCTTGACCCAATGATTTCCCACTCGTAGTAGATGCCGCTGTCTGGTACATACACTTCCGAGCTGTCCTGTCCATCAGTTACTCTGGGAGTGTAGCCTTGTTCGAGCAGGCTTTTTACTATGTCCCGCTTATCATCTTCGACATCTTTTCTGGCGTCTTCTTCGTTGCGAAAAGCATGGGCCATACACCCATCTGCATAATTCCGGTGAACTACGATGTAGCACTCCTCCATACTTACTCAGCTCCTTCCTGTCCTCTGTTCCTCTGCTCTTTTCTGACTGCACTCAGGGCAGAAACACTTCCGGTAATTCCCGGTCCATCCGGCAGCCTTCAGGTCATCCATCGCATACTTCGGAGTTGTGCCGATCTCGTCATGGCCTTCTCCGCATTCGTCACATTGGATGGTCACATAGCACTTCGCTACCACCGGTATTTCACTCAACCTCCGTTACATCGTCAGGCTCGTCAAGCTCAGTTATCTCTGCCTCCAAGGTCCCATCATTGTAACACTCCTTGATGTCATCAATGGCGTATTCAACTGCCTCTGCCTCACTCGCAGCGGTTACATCCACCTCGAATTTTACTCGGTACAGTTTCTCCATCTCAGCACTCCCCCTCCTGATAGTCATAGTCAATGCAGCCATCCTCGTCAGTGATGCGTGGTTTCCGCTCGTGAACCAGAGCGAACCGGCACTCGCCGCCGTGGTTGAACTGGCAGGTCTTGGACTCACATTCAATGCAGAGCTGTTTCAGATAGGCCAGCTTTGCGATCTGGTCTGTGCGGTCAACGCCATTTCCATACAGCAGGTAGGCCACGCCCTTGCTGTGGCGCCGGTCGAACCAGTGCCAAATCTCTTCACGGTGGATGCCCGGTCCCCAGCCCATGAACTTTTCTTCGATACACTCGGTTTCCGGGTTCATGGGTACATCGCCAAACTGCGCCCAAAGCTCTTCCAGCTCCTCATCTCGGTCCCGCAGGGTTTCGATGTCCTGAAGGCCATCCATGATGTTACAGTAGTCGATATACGGAACGCTGGAGTGCAGCTCATTCAGGGTATCGATTGCGTGCAGCTTGATTTCGTTCATTCGTCTTCCTCCTCCATAAGCGACAGCCAAGAGTAGATTTCATCGCCCAGCTGCTTGTCGAACTCAGGATGCTCGTCCGGCGAGACCGGCAGGTCAATCTGCTTAATCTCTCCGCTTTCATTATCGTAGACATCCACTTCGATGCGCCCATCCCCGACTCGCAGGGTCAAGTCCAAGATACGCTGTTTCATCCGAACACCACCTCCCCAAAAACCGCATACTGGATGATTTCATCGGCGCAACCGGCGTCAATATTGCAGCAGTCAACTTCGCTGCCACCTACGGCTCCGTATTTATCGCCGCCATTCTCCAGCCAGAGCTTGAACCCCTTCAGGAACTTTTCAAGGGTCAGCTCCCACTTGTCCTCTCCATCTGTGTCATGCAGGATGAGCTTTCCTCCACGGGCGATCTGCTCATGCCCCCAATCAGCCACCCGGCACTCTTCTTCGACCTCCGCTTCACAGCACCAGTGGTTTATGCCCCCTTCAAGGGCGCCGACCATGATGTCATCGATGTCTTCCACGGTCAAATTTACCGCAATTTCAGCTCGCACCTCAAACTTATCCATCTTTCTTCTCCCTTTCCAGATACTCGTCCAGCAGATCATACAGTTCACCGCTCGTGGTGGTTTCATGGATTTTCAGAACAGCGCCAGCCGAAAAGCCATTTTCGATGAGATATGTGCAGTCGGACAGTTCCTCCAACGCAACACGGTAGTCGATGCTGTCGAGCTCCAATTCCATTGCACAGTCGATGATTTTCTGCATGACCTCCAGCGTTTGCTTTTCCAGTTGGTCAACTTTGTCCGGTCCTACTTTCTCTACCAGCATATCTGTGATCTCTTCATCGAAGTAGTCCACGCTCATGCCAGTAGCGAGAGTCTTAGCCTCTTCCTCGTTCTTTGCCTCTACTTCCACAGTCCCATAACGGAGCTGGGACACTCTTACCAGATATTTCATACGGCTATATCCTCCCTTTTGATGACCCCGCTGGTCCACGCCCCCGCATAGCAGCCGATGCTGGGAAGGCGGTTCAGCAGGCACTTCTTGATGCCATCCAGATAGCTCTGGTAGTGCCGTTTCTGGAGCCCGTTCAGGTGGTTGTCATACGGGTCTTCCTTCTGTATCAGCTCCACTGCCATCGACCACTCGTTGTCCTCAATGGCGATGTAGAACAGGCTGCTTTCAAGAATTGCCCTCCGGCTCGTGTCACCGTAGGGGCCATTTCTCATCCAGCAGTTCGGCTCGCTCCGGTGAAAGCTGGGGAACATCTTGGTGAAGTCCTCTATGAAACACTCCTCAATGTCATCCAGCTCGTTTCCGGTTCCTACTTCGTCATAGAGCCATCGGCCACCAGTCAGTTCATCGTAGTCCAGATCACCCATGAGCCGGGTTTCGGGGTAATCGCTCATGTCCTCGCTGTCCCGGTACACATGGATGTGGTCGTTGTCGATGTAGTACAGGCCCTCATAGTCGCCGGTTACGCACACATTGCCTCGTCCCATCAAATTCCCTCCCTATCGGTCAGATCATTCTTCCTACCCTTCAATGGCCGACTCAATGTTGCTGATAGCCTCTTCGAGCTGGCTGACAGCCTCGCTCATAGCGTCACAGGCTGCATCGGACTGCTCGTACCGTTCGCCTGACTGCATATTCTCCGGGATGTTGTCACGGTACTCTTCCTCTTCACTCTGGATGTCTTCGAGGCTGGACTTCAGCTCTTCAAGCTGGTCGATGATACCATGCAGGTTCTTTCTACGCTCTCTGTTCATGGTCAAACTCCTCTCAATAATCGTAGTCGAGGCACTCATCAGCCTCCGTGTACTGCCCCCCGTCATAGCCGGGGTCTTCCATGATGCGGTCAAAGCACCGTCCGCAGACGAGGCGGAATGGGATGCCGTGGCAATCATGCGTCCGCTCCATCTGATACCGGCGCACTTCCTTGCCGCACACCGGGCAGGTTTCCTTAACCAGCGTGTATCCGTTGATTACGAATGTCTGCCCTGTTCTGGTGTCCACGATACCGAAGTCCTCAATCTCTCCCGCATCGAACAGCCGCACGACCTCATCCATCGCTGCGTCGTAGCTTGCAAACGCATCGATGAACACCGGCTCCCAAGGGTAGTCCTCTTTCATCAGACGGTAGGGCTTACTCATCATCGTCATACCGCTCTACCATCCCTTCAAACATGGCCTCCACAGCCTCCATATCGTAGCTGTCGATGATGCCGTTTTCCTGACAGAAACTCAGAAAGTCATCGAACATCAACCGCCCGGTCTTCACCTCATGGGCGCTGGTGCTGGCGCAATCGCTGATAGCATCGAGGCAATCCTGCAAGTCGAGCCTCGTGTTGTGGAACCGGCAATAACTCATGTTTGCCATATCAAGTTCTCCTTTCACATTACCGTACTGGTAAGTTTTCTGTATCATCATCTTAACTGACCCACCTCTGGTGTCAAACGGTTTCCGAATATTTTTCTGGATTTTTTCTGTGTCCACCCATCGGTTAATAAACCGTCTTCTTGTGGAGGGCGTACACCTGACATCCGGGAAGGTTCGCTACGCTGCGCTCAAACTCAGCGTCATCCATCGGTTTCAGATAAAACCTGATCTCCTCCAGCCGCCCGTCATCGTCGAACAACTTGGCTCCAAAGACCACATGGTCGGCGCCAGTCTTTTTCAGGAGTTTCTTGGCCTCCATCTCAAACTCCCGCAGGTGGCCCTGCATATCCAGTTTCGGCATCTGGCCGAAGGCGACCATACCGGCATCGCTCCACTGGCTCCACCGCACCCACGCATCACTCATCGGGAGTCACCTCCTTCGGAGGCCATACAACAAAGTCGAACTCACACAGGCATCCAATCCAGTAGGAGGGGTCTGGCCTGCATCTGAAGTCCGCTCTCTGGAGGATTGCCTTGACTTCCTCCAGCTTTTCCTCCATCTCCGCATAAGTGACCTTCCGGGCCAAGTTCCGGCAGTCCCTACGCCCTTCTTCGTACTTGTCGTAGTCGAAGTTTTCGCCCAGCATTTGCCGCAGAGCAAATGCGCTCATTTCTACTTTTCCTCTCATGGTATCTCTCCTCTCACTCTTCATCGTCCCAGTCGGGCAGGCTGTCCAACCACCGCTGGATAAAGGGGATGTGCGGGAATACGAAATCCGCAATCAGGCAGCCAATGCCAAGGGCCATCAGGAACCCACACAGTATCAGCAGGTTCACCACGGCGTCTGCTACAAAATCTGCGCTCATGCCACTGCCCTCCCATCAATAGCAGTTGTGGGCTGTTCCAGCGATGCTGGAAACCGCCATTCTGATAGCCTGCTCAATCGGGGTGTTCAGGAAGGGCATCTGGTCGTCTTCCACGATCTCGCTGAAGATGAAGTGACCATGCTCATTCCTGCCGTTGAGCCACCAGCCCTCGCCGGTTTTTTCCAGCTCCAGAGTAAAGCATGGGTTGCTGCACTCCAAATACTCCAGATATCCCCAAAAGATGCTGGCCTTGGATTTGTTGATGGCCTTCACCGACCACCGCCAGTTTTCGTCCTTCTTATTCTCTTCGGCCACCAAACTGCGGATAAGGCCGCTGTGCTCTCTCAGATCAAACATTTTCGTCCGTCCTTTCTTGACTACTGCCTGCCTTCGTGATACCATAGATTGCGGAACGGGTGGCAGGTCCCCCGTCCCGCCTATGGTGGTTAGGCTCCCGGTTGAGTGGTATCTGTCGGGGAGCCTAACCTTTTACTTTTTCTCGGTTTCTTTGGATGCTGGTGCCGGAACCCCGGCTATGTACTTGATGCACTCGGTTGCTTGTTCTGCCGTGTGACCATTGGCTATCAGCCAATCAATCAGTCTGGCTGTTTCGGTAGCTGTCAAGCTCTCATCGCCTTTCATGTGTGATACACCTCCTGCCTAAGTGTTCCCGCTTGCCATTTCTGGTGGCTTGCGGTCGATAACTTACCGTTTTGGTAATTTATCTTACTATCATTCTAACTTACCGGTCTGGTAAGTCAAGTGTTTTTTGAAGATTTTTCAAAAATATTTTATATCCACTGCCAGTTTTACTTTTGGCCTCTGGGAGCCTCTGGTTGCCTTCTGGTTCATCCGGGAGTTTACAGGTAATTGGATATGGAAAAGTTCTGAAGACCGACCGGGAACATTTTGTCAAACCCGCTTTCAGATATTTGGCTATTTTGAGAATTGATTTTACCGGTGGCGTTGTTCCGCCTCCAGAAACAAAAAAGAGCCCTCCCCGGCGTGATAACCGGAGAGGGCTCAATGCTTTTATGCGGCTGTCTTCTGATTGCGGACTTCTGCCTCGATCTTGCTGACAAGGTAGTCGTCAAGGTTTCCGTAGATGGTTTCAAGCGCAGACCTTGCGCTTTCAGACAACAGGGAAATCGCCATGTTCAGAGAGGTTTCCAAAGCCTTCTTCTGGGCCTCGACATCGAAGATGCCTTCCTTCTTCAAGGCGTCCACATAGGTCTGGCTGGTGTAGGTGACTGCGGTGCTTACGGCATCCGTAACCTCGGCCAGCAGCTCTTTGAGCTCCATGTTGTCGATCTGGGTTCCGATCTGTTCCGATTTCTTCCGAAGAAACTGGACCAGAAAAGCGGCGCATACAGGGATAGCTGCGGTAGCAATCGCTTCAAGCAGCGTGAACAAAAACTCTCTCATAATGATATACCCTCCTCAAATTACTGAACAATTAGGTCGGACTTCTTTACGGCGGCGGTGACTGCACCGTTCACGCCGATGACCACACGGTCCCCGTCAATCTGCATGACGGTGTAGGTATTGTTGTAGACAAACGAGGCCAGCGAACCTCCCGTGTAGGTCTTGGCGCCGCTGCGAACCTTTACCTTGGAGCCCTTCTTGATTTCCGAACCTGCCACAGAAATATCCGCCGCATCCACCCATCCGTAGACAGTGGAACCTCCGCCTGCGGTCTTAACCAGATGGTAGGGATGCTTGCCATTCTTGGCGACAGCAGTGACCTTGGCCTTGCCGGGCTTGCAAGACTTCCCGTTGGTGGAGTTGGAGCTGACATAATGCTTGGTTCCGATGAACTGTACCTCGTCCCCCACTTTGATGTTGGTGGAAATATCGGTAGATGCCTCTGGTTTCTCCTGAACGCCTCCAGAAACGGCGTTACCACCCTCATAGGTGATGTAGGGTAGCTTTCCGTGTTTCGTCCATTTACGGGCATTGTAGCCGCTCTTGGCACCAATGTTTGCCACAGCGGTAATCTGGACCTTGTTCTCCCAGCTCGGCGTACACTCAACAGCCAGTCCATCTCCGATGTAGACTCCGATGTGACCGGAGCACCAAACAGCCTCTCCGACTTCCATATCAGCCCATCCAGTGGTAGACACATTTTTGCATTTTGTAATCATGGTGTCTGCCCCAATATCAGGGACTCCGTTGATGGCATACCCGGCTCCACCGTAGGTCTTGGTCTTATCGCCGCACCAGCCCCACAAAATGCCTTTAATCAGGCACACGCAGTCAAACCCGAAAGTATCGGCGCTTGCGGCATTAATCATGGCCTTGCGAGCTGATTGAGCATTGTAGTTGTTGTGCGAACCATTGTTGATATATCGTTTCTTGTTGGCCGCCGTCATCGGTGCGCCAAAGCACCCCATCACATACAGCGTCTTATAGTTCTTTGCGATGTCAATACACTTTTCGACAAGTTCATGATTGGTCATTCTCATTTCCTCCTTCAGTGAAAGTCTTTCGGTCCTCTATCTCCCACTTCCGGGATTGGAACCTTTCTTTGCTGTTCTTTATCCAGCCCATGATGCCGCCTTCTGCGCCGCATAGCGCAAATACTGCGGTAATAAGCGTGTCCGGGACAGCTCCATACCGGATGAAGACAACGACCATCGCTATTGTGAAGAGAAGAAGAAATAGGCCAAGCAGCACCAAGATGCGGTCCATCATGCCGGCCTTCTTCCACCACCCCTTTCTGCGGCGTTTCCGTTTCTTCCTGAATATCCCCACGGCCTGCTCTCCTCCTTTCAGCTGATTTAATCGTCGAGCAGAGCGGAAATCCCCTGCCGGTCAAGGAACTCCTTCTGCTTGTGCTTAATGTCGGTGGCATAGTCCAATGCAGAGTGCATATCACCGTTGCAGTGAGCATCTGGTATGCGCTGAACCGCCCTTGCTGTTGCCTCTCCGAGAGCTATCGACGCTCTGGTGCTCTGTACCAGAATGAGTATCAGTTCCTTTTGCCCATCATTTTTCTGCTCATGGGCTTTCTCATTGTCCTCAATCCGGCCTTTCAGCCGCCACACAATGAGCCCCATGAGAGCGGACGGGACTCCCATGGCAGCAATGAACGCCACCACGAGAGCCCCCACATCCATTTCTATCATCCAACTCACCCCTACTCAATCAGCACCCACTGCCACATTCCAGCAGTGTCAGGGGGCCAGACGCAGGGCGTCATGGTTCCTCCGTCAGCCACCTTGTAGGTATGGCCGTTGTAGCTGTAATAGGTTCCCGCCAGGCAGTCCATGCCATATACCCAAGGAATGGGGTCTTCCAGCGTTCCGGCATGGGCTTGGTCGATAGGCCGGTAGATGGCGAGCATCCCTTCTCCGTCAGGTGGCTGGCTTTCCAGCGGAGTCACCGGTTGTACGATACGGTAAAGCGTCCCGTCTTTGTTGATGATGCGATCTTTCGGCAGCTGCTTGGCAGCCGCAAGCACTTGCTCCCATGTTGGGAACAGGTCAGGCATCATAAGCGCCTGCTCATCCCCAATTTCCGTGGAGGTAGAACAAAAGGCCATGACCGCCACCTGAGTCTGGGCGTTCATGGCCTCCGTCTTGGCTGCTGCCTCTTTTTTCTCCCGGAGTTCTTTTACGCTGTCCTGTTTCCATTCAACTCCCATTACTGGAACCCTCCTTGAATTGATGTGATATAGCCGCCGACATCCGACGAACCACGGCTTACAGTCACTCTGAAGTTGAAGGCAAAGCCATTCGCCGCCGTTTCGTTGGTAAACAGATAGTTGGTGCCGTTCTTGGCTGCCGTGGTGCAGTCTTCCCATACCGGGGAGGTATCCTTGGCGTTGTTCGTAACCTCCACTGTGTACTCGGCATCCGCAGGGATGCTGCCAGCTACGGTGATGGCGCAGATGGTGATTTGAGTGTCCGCCTCCATAGGCTCCTCCAGTGTGATGACCGCTGTTGTGACGGACTTGGTGAAGGTGAAGGTGCGGGTCGTGGTAACTTTCCCATCGGACACGGAGATGACCATGGTGTGCTGACCGTTCAGGATTTTCTGGAAGTATTCTCCGGTGACAGCAAAGCTGTTGCTCTGGTTTCGTGTAGCAGTGAAGGACCTCTTCTGTACCCCGTCCAGTTTCTCCACCACAGTCAGGGTATCGCTGCTGTCCACATCGTTTACCGAGTAGGACACAGTGAACCCGCTGCTTTTGGTTCCGAGGTCTGCCCCATCCGCATAATCGCAGGTAATGGTCGGAGCCGTGTTGTTGTCAACGGTCCGCTCCGGCGATGTAGTATATCCGGACTCGGCCTCATAGGAGTCATAAGCCTTCACCCGATACCTAACACTGGTCCAGCCTTTTGTGATGCTGTCTGTAAAGGACAGGGCATTGCCCTTGAAGACCTGCGTGTAGCTGCTGCCGCCGTTGATGGCCCGTTCCAGAATATATCCGCTCAGGTTCCCATCACTGTCGCTGGCTGCTGTCCAAGACACCACCAGCTGCTCCCCGCCCTTCACTTCGTTCGGGACGGAAATGGCAGGCGGCGCCGAGGGTGCATTGTTGTTTACTACCTCGACCTGCGAGCTGGTTCTATACCCGGACTCCAGCCCTTCGTTGTCGTAGGCTTTTACCCGGTACATCACCGAGTCCGTACCGAACGCAACTGCGTTCGTGGTCTGTTTTTCCGTACCCTGATAAATCTGGCTCCACGAGCTGCCGCCGTTAGTGGAGCGCTCGACCTTGTACCCCGCCAGATTTCCTTCGGCGTCTGTGCTTGCGCTCCACGAGATCGTGATGGTCGTGCCGCCCATGATATTTGGGGGTACGGTGATGCTGCTGGGGGTGGAGGGCGCTGTGTTAGTTGAGATACTTCCATCGTCAGAGACCAAGAGAGAAGAGGGAAGTATCAAAGCGGGGCGAATACCGTTCGAGAGCGAGCAGCTGAAGTAGTCCCAGACGCCGCCGGAGCCCACGCTAAAGGCGTACCGCGAACCGCCGCCGGAGCCGCAAAACGGGGAACGGAGCCACCAGTAGACGGCGGAACCATTCAGGTTCGCCACCCGCTTGCTTTGAGCAGATGACCCGTTTCCAGACAAAAAGTAGTCCAGCTTTGCGCCATCCGCCGGGAAGTAGCTGCTGTCGCTGGTCGTCCAGCCGACCTCATAACCGGACAGCAGGAAAATCTTTACGGACAGGCCACTGGCTCCGCTGGTGACTGTGGTGCTATATCCCGCACCCTTTCGGTATGGGATTTTTACCTGCTTGATGGCATTTCGGATGTTGGCGTCAAACAGGTTCAGGAATGTGCTGTTGAGATAGCTGTCAATGGTACTGTTCTCGTAGTCGTTGTTGTTTGAACTGTGCCACTGGCGGCTCTCATAGCAGTCTTTCATCAGCAGCCAAGTTCCATCGCAGCTATTATCATAGATGCTGGACGGCTTTCCCTGATGGACGATGAGAAATTCTCTGGCAGCTCCGTTTACATTCAGTTTCACGGTACTGCCGACCGCTTTGGTTCCCAAAGCAACAGATGCCATGTGTAAATTACCTCCTCATTGTGTATTACATCCACGGCGGCATATCATCGGACTGCTGGCCCGATTGGAACAGCGCCGCCGAAGTGACTGGTTCACCTCTTTTCCTGCGGATTTGCTGTTCCTGCCTCATGCGCCGCTTTTGCTTGACTATGTTGGTGGAATTGATCTTGCGTCGAGGCTTAATGTCCTCGCCAATGAGCTCGCTCACCTGCTTTGCGTATTTCAGCCGAAGTGCGTAGGTTTCCCCATGCGCCGCATGAGCGTCCCAACCTCTGAAACGGGTGATGATTTCATCCTTCGTCACCTTCCCGGCCGGGTAGTCCTTCTTCCACTGCTTAATGCGGTTTCGGATGCGGTTGATGGACTCACGCCGCAGCTTTTGGACCACCGCCCCGGTGTCCGTCAGGTACGAGTGAAAACCGAGGAAGTCAATACCATTACGCAGAGGGTAGATGCCTGTCTTCTGGTTCAGCTCCAGCTTGACATCTCCCATCCACCGCAGAATATCGGCCAATAGTTCTTGCAGCTCCTTCTTTGTCGGGGCAATGATGTAGAAATCATCCATGTACCGCCCATAATAGCGGCAGCGCCGTGTTTCCTTGATGTAGTGGTCAAACTCATCGAGGAACATCAACGCAAGGAGCTGGCTGGTCTGATAGCCCAGCGGCAGGCCCTCGGAGGCGTCTATGTAGATACACATGAGGTCGTATATCTCCATATCCACGCCCCGCTTTATGCAGAGGGCCTTCAGCTTGGCTTTCAAGAGGTCATGGTCGATGCTGGCAAAGAAGTGCCGCACATCACACTTCAGCACCCAGCCCTCGGCCGTTTTGTTCTTCCGGTAGTAATCGACCATGTGATGCTTCAGGCGCATCAGTCCATCGTGGGTTCCCTTCCCGATCTGGCTGGCGTGATTATCCCGTATGAAACTTTTACAGATAGCGTCATACAGGATGTTGTCAGTGACCGCATGGAGCACCACTTTATCCACAAATGCAGGGGCTTGAACGAGCCTTTTCTTCGGCTCAAAGACCGTAAACACTTCAAACCTGCTTGGTTTGTAGGTCTTCTGGGAAAGAACACGGGACAGCTTTTCAGTACAGGCGAGTGCGTTCGCCTCATACTGCGCTGTCCCTTGCTTTTTCCTCTTCCCCTTTCGAGCCTCTTTGTACGCCAGATACAGCGTTTCAAAAGAGCAGAGTTCTTGATAGGTCATCGTTCAGCCACTTTCTTTTCTTCCACTGGCTGGGGTAATAGGGAAAGCCCCCAGCCAGTCTTCAGCCTAACGCCGGTCCTCTTTCCCCGGTAGCAGGCTGCGCCCCCAGCGGGGCGGTCTGCCTCGGCGTGATGTATTTATCGTCGGCCCATGCACAGGCTTTCGACAGGATGCGACTCCCTTTGATGATGGCACACTGTCTTCGGCAAAGCCTACTAATCTCGTTTTCCATCAGAGCGGGGCGAATACCGTTCGAGTTCGAGCAGTTGTTGTTGTTCCAGTCGCCGTTGGAGTTCACGATAAAGGCGTTCTGCGAACCGTTGTTGGAGTTGCAATACGGGGAACGGAGCCACCAGTTGATGGCGGAAATGAGTCGCACCCTAATATCAGGCGGATGCCTCCGCCGAATATCCTACTTCTCGGCCTTCACCTGACGGATTGCCTCTTTCACCAGAGCGATCTGCCTTTGGTCGGCCTCTGTTTGTGCCGCCTCAACCAGCTTCTTTGCCCGGTTTCCGTCATTCTTCTTCCAAGAGGCTGCCATATATTTGACATCCGTGACCTTTTTGGTCCAGACCTCACTCTTCTTCATGCTGATGATACCCATGTCCAGACAGATCTGAATGTACTCCAGCATGAGGGCGCATCCATCGAGCACCTGCCCTATGAGGCGCAGGCGCTCTTCGTGCTCAATGGCGAACATCCTTCCGTTGGCAGCGTGAATATCCCGGACAATCCCTTTGGCAATCATCCGCATATCCTCTCCGTAGCAGCGGTACAGGTTCTTGCTGAACCCTTGCTTGTCACGCCGCTCCAGCTGCCCCACAATCTCGCCGCACACCGCCTTTACCTCCCGGATGTCATCGAGGGCAGCGACCTTCTGAAGTATTTTCTTCACATCCCTCTGGCTGACATCCTCGCTGACGACCTTCGTAGCCTGATTGGTATACTTCAGCAGCTCCCTTGCGTTGTTTCCCAGCACATACTCCTTATCTGCCATGCTCACACCTCCGTTCCGGGCAAACGCCGTTTCTGGCGGCTCTCAGGTCGTCTGGGAGGCCATAAAACAAGCAGCGGTCGCCCTTGATAACAAGGCGGCCGCTGTTTCCGCTATGGGTTATTCCGCAGATCGTCAGGTGGGCGCTCCGTTCGCACTCGCAGGGTGGGCTGATGCCTGTAAACAGGTTCCCTACGATGCAGGATAGCTCCTCTGGCCTGCAAGCGAATACTATCTCCTCCATCAGAACTCAATCCTCTTTGCCGACTCATTCCAGACGCCGGTTACACTGGTCCCTTCAAGGATGGCGAAGGTCACTGTAAACGGGTTCCCGGTGACATCGGTATTGAGCAGCAGCTCCAACAGGGACACTCTGGCATCAATGTCTGTCACGCTGTTCTGGATGGAATGGTGCGCCTCCGGGTCCTCATTATGCTTGTCAATAAGTTCCTGAGCTGCCGCAAGGAACTGCGGGAGCATGGTGATGGTGCAATACTCGGCTACATCTTCCGCAGTCATCCAAGCCTCGCACTGGTAGTCCACTGTGACGCCGAGCCCTTCTCCGATGACGATGCACACCGGGAACCTGCGGACATCAACGCCGGAGCTGGACTTCGCACTCACATACTGCGGGTAGTCACCCAGACTTCCGTAGTAAATCATCACTTCGCCCTTATCCGGGTCATAGGCGAATACGCCGAACTCCCGGAGCCAGAACCCGTGGTCAAGGCCGCCGTTCAGGTCAGAACGGTACTCTACCATCATCCGAACACTGTCGCCATCGTATACCGGCGTGTTGGATGTTCCCGCCGCAACCGGTTCAGCCAAAGCTGTCATCTCTGCTGGCCGGGTTCCTTCCGGGATATATCCACTCCCCACCATGATCTGGGAGATGTTCAGCTGTTGCCCTGCCACCAGCTTGGCTATCAGCTCTCTTCCTGCATCCGTCACCACAAAGCCATAGTAGTTGCTCATTGTCAATCCTCCTCAATCTCAGGCAGTTTTGTCTGGGTAATATTCTGCGCCGCCGGGACAGGCAGCACAGTGTCTATGAAGTCCTCTCCCACCGGGATTTCCGGCAGCGTGGTCATCATATAGCCTCGGCCTACTACTCCGCTTATAGGCAGCTCCGTCATCATTTCCGATGTTTCGGTTTTGGCAATTATCTTTATCGCTACACCGGCTGCTTTGATGAACGGAGCGGTCAGCAGCCTCGCTACATCGACTTCCGGCGGGAGCATGTCGGTTTCAAAAATCATGGTCGCCGGGATTTCCGGGTCCTCCCGATAGTACAGAGGCTTATCCCAGAACATACGGAACGCCTTGATGATGTCGTAGTAGGTGCAGTTGTTGGTATTCTTCCAGATTTTATAAATCAGGTAGTTCCGGTAGCTTTCGTCATCGAGCACATAGACCGACTCTTTGACGCAGGCCAGCTCGCCAGCCTCCAGTCTGCTGAGGACGGCGATGTCGCCCACGCCGTCAAGCTGCTTGCCTACGGCTGTATGGACGCCTCGCTGGTCACGCAGGTCCTCAAAGAACCGGCGCACATCGTTGAGCTGGGTTCCGATGGCCTCCATGAGCGCATCGATGACCGGCTTATCCTTGAACTGCTCCAAAAGGTCGCTCCGCAGCAGCTCAACATAGTCAGCCATCAATGACCACCTCAATCCTGTTCTCATCCGTTACAGCCCGTTCTCTGGCAGAGATGCTCACCGTCCGTTTGGTGTAATCCCCCGTGTCCGGCGTATCGCCCTCTTCGGCAGTTGAGTACAGCCAGACATCGATGTAGTCGATACCGGAAACGCTCAGGTTGAACTTCTGGGGAATTACACTCTCCCCGGCCTCCAGAGCTGCCACCTGCCCTACGATCTGCTCTTTGATGAGCTCTGCGTAGTTGGTGGGCGGGTTCGTGCTTTTACTGAGCGTCACACCAACCTTGAACCAGACCTTGATGTAGGTCGGGCGGTTGAACCGGACAACGATCTCCTCTCCGTAGACGCCACGCAGGGTTGTCTGTACGCTGCCATAGGTACTGATGCCCCCGGCCCGTGTGTTCAGGATTTGCTGGGCGATTTCTGTGGCATCTCCACCATCCACCACAATCTCAACGCTGTGCGGAGGCCGCCCCATTGCATCGGTTTCGTTGGTGTCGTTCTCGTATGGAGCCACACTCAGAACGCCCTGAACATTTTCCAAGATGGCGCTCTTGATGCTTTCGAGCATGGAGGAAGACCGGTTGTAGATTTTATCCGCATAGGACCGGCGGAACTCAATATCGGTTTCCGTCAGGCGTCCGGCTATGCGCTCCCCCACATTGACCACAGCAGTAAGACCCGCCACGGCCTTCACGATCTTGTTGATTACCCCATTGGGTATCAGGATGTCCCCGTCCTCCACGGTGGCAAAGGTGATGACGCTGCCTACCTCCTGCGTGGTCAGATTCTCTGACAAGACCATCACATTTGAGCTGATTTCATCTACCGCCTCAATAACAAGCGCATCGCCCTCTACCTTGACAGTGAAATCATCATCCTGAATGACCGCTGCCAGCGCCTCTAAATTCTCACTGGTGCTCTTTTCCGGGTCAGGGGTGGTAGTGTATAGGGTTCCATTCAAAGCGACTCCCAGAGCCATTGTAGCCTCTGGGGACGCTATGATTACCTTGGCCTTGTTGAAGGCAGAACGGGTAATCTGCGCCTCTTCAGCCAGCGTCAGGTCGGTCTTGGGGTTTGTGTCCGATGCAATCATTGTCCCCTGCGGAATTACCGTACCATCAAGCCCGGTACAGAGGATGCGGTAGTAGGTCTTTGCAGGCATTTCACGGGTAGAACCTCCAAGCTGCGCTGCGTTATCAAGGCTGATACCCTCTGCGCTTGATGGGTACTGCGAGTGGTAGACATCAACGCCAAACTCCCACACCTCTGTGATACGGTCTGCCACATTCGTAAGGATGTGGTTCAGAAGGGACTGCGGGTTCTGCCGGGTGTTCACGCCCAGCCGTTCTGTCATCTGCTGATGCATCTCATCCAGCAGAACATCCAGCCGCTTGGGGTTCGGTCCCTGCGGCGTCAATCCATATTGTGCCATTTAATCTTTACCTCCTCCCTGAATGTGTCCTCGTCTGTTGAAAAGATAATGCTGATGGCGGTCTGCCGGGTGTTGCGCTCCTGTTGGAAACTGATCTCCTTGACCTCGGTGACTCCCTCCACGCTCATCACCGTTTCCCGGAGCAGATGCCTCAGCTTGACCTCGTTCGGGTTCTTTACGAACAGGTTCTCAAAATACGGAAACCCGAATGCAGGCCCCAGACGCCACTCATCAAAGAACCAGAGCAGCCTGATGCGAACTGCCTGCACAATGCTCTCCGTAGCAGAAATATCGCCAGCAGGCGTTATTTCCAAATCGCCGCTGGCGTCCAGTTTCAGGTCTATCATGTGTTCCTCCCTTCTCACTTCGGGGTGGATGTGTTGCCGCCGCTGTCCCCGGTATGGATGTGTGTCGCAAGGCTGATGCCCTTCCCGATCACATCATCGGTAGCCTCTATCTTCCCGTTGACCTTCAGGTTCCCGATGACGGTCACTTCGCTGGGCGTTACCTTCAGCGTAGTCCCCCCGGCCACAACGACCACAGCGTCCTCTCCACAGGCTGTCTGCATGGCGGGGTTTCCCTTTGCGAGCAGGCCGGGAATTGCTATGGCACTGCTCAGGTCGAACTTCAGGGCCGTGTCCGTTTCCTTCCCATACATCCAGTAGTCAAGGGCAGACTCGCTGAAAACAATCAGGCATCCGTCCCCCGGCTTAATAGGCCAAGCAATCGTTGCTCCAGCACTTTGAGGGAAGACTACCGGCACCCCCGTCACTTCCGGGAAGTCCATCGTTTTCCCGTCCGGCTTTTTGAACTTGGCTTTCGCCTGTACTGACGCCATTCCAGAGCCGGGGTTAAAGGCGGTAATCACTCCGGGCAAGGCGGTGTGCATATCATCGGTGGCTTTCCGGGCGGTCTTATTCACTTGGTCTACAAACTCCTGCATCATGTGCATCACCTCCAGTTGGATTTATGTACCCTGTTCTTACTTAACCTCCAGCAGCCGAGCTGTGCAGCTCCACGAGCCTTCGTAGTTATCGCCATCAATGGAAACCGAGTAGACCCGGAAGTAGCCACGGACATACCGGCTGTTCAGGTAAACATAGTCGTCTATGTTGATGGCGGCGTTCATCAGGTACTCCACATCCCAGCCATAGCTGTTACCGGACGACTCCTCGGAAATCTGCACTCGCTCAGGTATTCCAAGCAGTCCGGTTTCAGCAGACAGCTCATAGACCTCCCGGCTCATGGTGTCCCCCGGCTTTTTGACCTGAAGGACACCGTTATTGATGCTCCACACGAGGCCGCTTGTTTCACACGCCTTGGTCAGCACATTTCGGGCCGGTCCTACATAGCTGTAACCGTTGGGAATATCCTTGAACTCCGCATTGTACGAGAACGATACCGTCAGGCCCATCTGATCTGCCGTGTCCTGTATCAGCGTCTTGCAGTTGACTGCTCCGGCATAGCTGACGGAAACATAGGTGTCACGGACTTCAATCCGGTTATCTACCAGCTCCACCTCGGTTACAATATCGCTCCCATCAGCCTTCGTCTTGGCAAAGGTCACTACGCCGGTGAATATGAGCGGCATCACCGTCCCATATCCGGCCCGGAGCGCCACCACGCAGTCATCCTTGTTCAGTTCCGCAAGGTGCTGGTCATTCAGGTTCCATATGGACACCTTGGCGGTATTCTGGCTGTCGGTGTCAGCCTTCTCAATGGAGAACGCCACATGGATGGGCCTCTGTCCTTCTCCGATTTCAAACCCCGCTGACCCTGCCTGCCCCGCCGACAAGCGATACTGCCTATCAAAGTTCCTCATACTGTCCCCCTCCTGAATAGCAGAAAAAAGAGCCGCATTGCTGCGGCCCTTCCTTCTGGCAATTATTTCATCTGGTACAAATCCCGTTTCAGCATCGCACACTCCAAGATGATTGCATCCAAGCGATTGTAAATGCTGTCTTTTAAGACATCTGGCTCTCCGCCGGTCAATTTTGCCCCATAAGAGGCTCTTCCTTTTGAGGGTGGTTCTTCCCCCATCTTCTGCTCCGGCCGTTTCTTGGCCCTGTCAGGCCATTTCACAAAGCCTCTTGCGACCTCCTCACCAATTTCCTGTGTTTTCGGAAGAACTTCGTCCTCGAACCAGCGAATGTTGTCATACGGTGCCGGTCGCCTGCACAGGAACTTGACTGCGTTCTCAGCAGAAAAGCAGGTGTAATCGCATCGGCCACGGCGAACTCCGTTGTCCCACGGAACCCTTCTCAGGACCGAGTCAATTCTGTTTACCCCTTTGTTTCCTCCGGTAACAGCTTTCTGGGGAGCCTCGTAACCGGCTATTACCGCAAGGTCTGGTCCACAGAAGAACGCCGTACCGTCCGGGTCAAACACTACCCTCAACTGCTGCCGGTAGTTATTGGTGAATATTACGCAGTTATCACGCATTATACTCACCTCCGTATACGACTTGCCGAAGTCCGTTGTATCTGGCATCAAACACTTCTTTCAGGATGATGGCAGCTCGCTCTGCTTGGCCGGGGTTTCCACTTGCAATGCACGAGTCCACCAGATCAATGATGACCCCTACATCGCCCATGCGGATGACCTCACTCTCAATACTTACCGTTTTCATGGTACTTCCGCTCCTTTTCATACAGTCTTGAAAGAAGCGTCCAGCTGTGCTATACTTGCTTTGCTGGAGCTCCTTCCAGCTCCTTTTGGAAAAGGGAACGACTTGCTTTTGGTAGAGGCTGGGTCGTTCCTTTTTTCTTTTCCCTGTCCGCATTATCATTCTAACTTACCGGTCTGGTAATGCAATGGATGTTGCCAATGATATAATGCGAAAACGGAAGTTTCCCTTTTTGGTAAGTCCGAGTGTAGCGAGGACTTACTTATGGTTTATAAGATACGGTGTGGTACGGTGTGGTGTGGTACGGTAGTAGTGAATTGTTCACCGCACAGTGCAGTGAACAGTTCTTACACAGTGCAGTGAACTGTGCAAGAACTGACACTAAAAACTATTTTCAAGCAGGGATAAACACAAACTGCGCCTTCCCGTTTACAAAGTCCTGCCGCCCGATGCAGTCCTTCTCGGTGAGGGCCGCAAAAACGCCCAGCGGTAGATTTTCGGTGCCGTAGAACAGGTTCAGTGGGAACTGCGGCACAATCTTTGTTCCGATGAGCAGCGGCGCTCCCAGCGAGTCCATAAGGCCGAAAGACCAGAACCCGCCGGTATCGTTCCAAGTAAACCGGAGCTGGTACTGCTTGCCGAGCAGGACGATGCGGGAGATGCTGTCGTTCAGGTCTGGAACCTCGATGATGATATAATCCACTTCTGCACCTCCCTCAAATCAGCCCAAAGCCACTTGCGGCGTTGTAGAGTGTGGAGCCGCCAGACCCGGACTTTCCAGATGAACCGGAGCCTGAGCCGCCTCCTGCTCCAGAACCGGAACCGCCCGAGCTGCCGCCAGATTTGCTTGCAGACTTTGTGCTTGCTGTGCCGCCGGAGGCCCCCGTCGTCCCGGACTTGCCGTAGCTGTCCGGGATTGTGACGGTGGCGCTTTCGGTGACAACGATCTTCTTCAGCGTAATCGGTATCTCACGGGCATAGCCGACATCTGCGCTTTTGGCAAAGCTGATGTTCGTGATAGCCATGCTGTCATAGACCTCATCGGAGGTAACGACCGTGACCACCTGCTTGCTGAAGTACAGGTTCTTCAACTGCTTAACGACCGCCTCGGTACGGCCTATGCTGCTGCCATGGCGGTTTCTCCATGTGACCGGCGTATCGGTGACAAACAGGGTCATGGAGATGGTTTCAGGTTTCAGCACGATGGTATCGCTTACGCTGAACCCTTTTTCTGTTGGGTATTCCGGGACTTGGGCTTCGAGGTCATAGCTCTCTTCGATGAGGGCGTCAAACTCAATGCCGTTGATGTTGACGGGTTGCCTTGCTCTTGCCATGTGCTTTCACCTACCTTGCGAACGCCAGAGCTCTCGCCATCTGGCTTACTGCGTCATCAGAGGCGGCGCCCATGGCGGCCGCACTCTTTTCCTGCCCCGCCCGGTCGCCATTGAAGGTGCTCTCAAAGCGGTTGTACTGGTTAATGGTGCGGGAGCTGGAAGAGTTCATAACAGTAGACGGCCTTGCGACCGCTGCCCGTCCGAGCATCGCCATGGCTTGGAAGATACGGCCGGTTTCAAGGGCCGTGAAGACCTTCCGGCCTCTTGCTCCCGTGATAAGCTCCGGTCCCTCCTCACCCGCAATGAAGGTGTCGGAGGAGCTGTCTGTTCCCTTGGCGTAGGCGTTCACCTTATCGGCGTTCCCGGTATCAGCATCGCCGCTGCCAAAGATGAGGTCTACCACCCATCCGAGGCCATCTGCAATCCAGCCAACGACCTTTGCGATGGCGCCAATGATGACGCCCAGAATATCTGCTATGGGCTGGAGGATGCCGAGTATAGGCTCCAGAATTGGCAGGATGGCACCCAGCAGGCTTACAAGCAGCGGGAGTACCGCCTCCACCAAGGACGAGATGATGGTGAATATCGGCTCCAAAATCGGCAGGATGGCCGAAATCAGTTCGAGGATGACCGGAAGGATGGCCTCGATGATCTGGACCAGTATCGGTACGATGAGCTGAATGAGCTCCAGCAGTATCGGGAGGACAGCCTCGACGATCTGCATGATGATGGGGAGCAGCGTGTTCAGCAGCTCAATGATGATTGGCAGAACCGCCTCGATTATCTCCATCACCAGCGGCAGCAGCGTTTCTATGAGGCTGCATATCGCTGGCAGTATGATTTCGATGACTTGGAACAGGAACGGCAGCAGCCGTTCTACGAGGGATGCCACCATGGGAAGTACCGACTGTGCGAGCTGGCCCACAAAGGACACTACCTGCTTGATAAGCCGAACGAGGATGGGTAAGACTGCTTTCCCCAGTTCAGCGAGCCTTGGCAGGATTTGCTTGATGCCGGTGAGGAGCTGACCGCCCACAATCTTTGCAAACTGCTTGAAGATCGGGACGATTTCTTTGACCTGCGACCACAGACCTTTGATGTTTTCCCGGAGGGCATTGGTATCAATACCGGCCCTTCCGAGCATTTCACCAATGAGGCTGTTTTCGCCCTTCATAAAAGCGAAAAAGTCCTCCACCAGAAGGGCGAGGAGGACTATGGCCGCTACTATTGCGAGGGTCTTCAGCCTTGCTGCACTCAGCAGGGTTCCGGCCCCCTTCAGGAATGCGAGTATCTTTGCGCCGTTCAGCGCCACGAAGATAGCACCGGCTGCTATGGCTACCAGTTTTAGCAGCTGTTCAGTTCCGCCAAGTTTCTCACTGAGCCACTCCAGCCGGGTCTGGATTTGTCGTGCCGCAGACATGGCGATGTCGGACACCTTGACGATGGCCGCAGCTATGGCGCTTGTCAGCCCCAGCGTATCGTCCATGTCAGAGAGCCAGAGTCCCCACTTATTGCGGATGACCACCAGTGCATCGGTGATGGTCAGCTTTACTCCGGCGAAATTGGCTGCTATCTCATCGGCGTTTTCGACGAAGGCCATCTTCAGGTCTTCTACCGTCATGCGTCCATCGGTAGCCATTTCTTCGAGCTGGTCCGAGGTCGTGCCGAGCCTTTCATTCAGCAGGGCAACGGCCTCTGGGGACTGTTCGAGGAGCTGGCTCATGGTTTCGCTGTCCACATAACCCTTGGCAAAGGACTTGTTGATGGCCTCCATAAGACCGGCGATCTGCTCGTTACTCTTACCGGCAGTCTTGAACAGCATCGTAGCAGCATTGTTGAACTTCACCGCCTCATCGACGGTTCCGAACAATTCTGCGTTTTCGTGTACCAGATTGGAGATTGTCTTTGCCGTTTCAGCGTACGAAGTCCTCGTTGCGGTTGCAGAGGCCAGTATTTCCTGCTGGATGTCCTTCTGATCTCCAAGTTCCGCTGTGGCGCTCCTAATCTGGTTTTTGATGCGGCTAAACTCCTCGACCACAGTGTTAAGCTGGACCAAGGAGAACCCGATGCCGATGGCGCCAAGGGCCTTGGTCGCCATATTCTTCAGGTCTTGGATGCTATTTTCGACCGCCTGCTCCGACTGCTTATCGATCTTATAGCCAAGCAGAAAGCCGATATTTCTGAGGGTGGTAGCCAATCACTTCACCCCCTTTGCGAGTTCTCTGGCCCTCCCTGCCTCTACATCTTTCTCCATCTCGAACAGAGCATAGAGCTTTAGAGCCTCATCCAGTGTGTAGCAGGTCTTCAGCTCATACATAGTGGCAAGACGGGCCTTGATTAGCACATACATCCTCATTTCCAATTCGGAAAAGCCGGTGAGGTCCAGCTTTCCGAACTTGTTTATTTCGGAGATGCCTTCTTGGTCAATCCCTCCATGAGGGGACCAAATAGGTCTCCGAGCTTCTTGAAAAAACCGTTGTAGTTGGAACGGACGACCTCAAAGGCGAGCATGAACATTTCCTGCACATCTTCGCAGAACACTTCGTTCGCAAGGTCTTCCGTGAGGAGCTGTGCCTTCTCTCCGGGCATCTCAATGGAGATGTTCTTGCCGGAAATCAGCAGATGTTTCAGAACAGCCTCCAGCTTATCGCCGCTAAGCGAAGTGAAGGCTTGGGAGATGGTGGGAGCCGCTTTGTCGAGATCGATGTCGAGCAGGCTTGTGTCCTCTCCCGCTGCGCCAGCGAGGGGCGCAAGTCCGGTCAGAATGGGGAGCACCAGTGATGCCAGTTCGCCGCTCATATTCGCCGCTTTGAAGGCAGGCAGCGGACGGATGTAAAAGGTGTTCTCCCCGATAGTTACACGACGGCTTTCAAGCTGTTTCATAGATAACCTCCGAATTATTCATCCAGAGTGGCGTCGCCCGTGTCGATCTCCCACTCTCTGTTGTTCGTTTCCTTGCCACGGGCAAAGGGTGCCTTCTTCGTAACCCATGCGGCCTCGGTGCTGAACACCTGTCCGCCCTTCAGGTCTTTAATCAGGATGGGGAAGATACCGTTTCCGGTATCACGGTCCACATCGACCATGTTGCTGAAGAAGGCGTTGCTGTCGCTGGTCTGCAACAGGCTGATCTTCACCTTGTAGGTGTTGTCCGGGGACACTGCTCTGGCGATTTCCCCATCACAGCCCACCTTCTTGGTGATGCCATCGCCGTTAGCCTCAATGCTGATAAAGCTGTCATCGGCAATGCCGGTTACAATGTGAGAGCCGCAAGCGATGACGACTTCCTTCGGATTGTAGGTCCTTACTTTGCTGGACATTTACTCTCCCTCCCTTACAGGTTCTCGTAGGTCAGGCATCCCTTAATCTCGACCACATGGATAGCCCCGGCCAGACGAGCCGAGAACTTGCAGTCTTCAAGAGTGCGGGATGCCTTCTGGGTGCTGGTCAATTCAGCCGCCAGAGGAACATCGGTGGTATAGCCGGGGATGGCGTTTCCGTCTGTGTCATACTCAGTGGGGGCAATGCCGCCATACTTCTGACCATCCTTCAGGGACGCAAGCATCTGGTTCTCTACAAGGCCGATGCCGTTGTCGGTGTAGGGGATTTTCGGGTTCACGATGAGCAGGTTGACAACTCGCACCTGCATATCGTTCTGGAGCCAGTCACGGAACCGGATAATGTCAATCCATTCCCCTCCGCCGGTCTTGCCTCCCTGCGTGATATTCTTGGATGCCACGGTGATGACATAGCTGAAGTTGGCCGCCTCCAGTTTCTTGATGAAGGTGCTGTCCAGCTTGGACGGGGTGACAGTGGCAACCTGTTTCAGCGCCCATGTTTCCTCCCCGGCATGGAAGTTCATGGCCTTCACCGCCATGGCGATAGCTGCGCCATACTTGTTCTCGGCAGGTACATCGTTGTCGAGCTGGTCCGCTGTCACCTTCGGGTAAACCGGATAGGAGCGCAGATACAGGCCAGCGGTCACAATGGGCGTGTCGGGGTCATCATCGATGTAGCCGCAGAGCTTATTCTGGGTTTCCGTCCACTCGATGATTTCCTTGACTATATCGTCAGCGAGTCCCACCGGGCAGATGCAGTACCAGCCGCTCGTTCCCAGCGCAGCGGTCAGGGTGTCAGATACGGACGGAGCCTCCGGCTCCTTATCAATCTGGTCCTGACTGACGCAGGTAACATAGACCTCGCTGGGTCTGGGGCTCTGGGAAAACGCCACTCGTGCTCCAACGCCAACAGGGTCGGCGCCATCTCCGGTAGCGGTAAAGCCCAGCTCCGTCAGCTCCTCCAGACTTCTATACACGCCTACGGCGGGAATAACGCCTTTCGGAGATGCGGGAGCAGGGCCGATAATGAGGATATTGTCGAAGTTGGCATCATTGGAGATCGGGCTCGAAAGCGTGATGTCAACCGTACAAATCCTATCAAGATTTGCGCTCATTCAAAGTTTCCTCCTTTACGGGTTTGTCATTGATTTCGACATTGGAGAAGTAGCCACTCTCCTCGTCGAGCAGTTCCTCGTTTCCTCCGCCGCTCGGCGTCACCGTGATTTCAGGTTCCACAGCAACGACATCTTCTGCCTGAATATCGCCGCCGCTGCTGCCATCCTCATGCTTAACGCTATCTGGCGACAGGGTTCCGGTATATCCGATTGCGGCCATGGTGAAATACACCATGACTTCCAGCATGGCCCGAAACTCATAGTTCGTATCGTTGATGAGCCCGGTCAAATCCTGAACCGTGTTGGGGGGCACAATAGCGATGTCCTTACGGCGGCACCACTGCACCACAAACTCGGAGTTCAGGAAGTCAGCAAAGCCGAGCATATCGTCTTCTGCCGTGTTCTCAACGATGGGCGTATGCCCTTCGGCCACTTCGATTTGACGACCATGGGTGAACAGGTCAATCTGGACCGGCATGGTGGCGGGGTAAAAGCTGACCGGCTGGCCTTGGATTATCTTCGTAGGCGGGTTCAACGGCCTGTTCACGGAACCCATGGTGAGCGTCACAAGCGGTTCCACGGGCTTTACCGTGAAACTCTGCTTGCTGGTCTTCACCGTTGCCCCTTTGAAGTACATAGCTGCCAGCTGCCGCAGTTCCTCTCTCAGCTCTGATACTGTCATGTCATGCCGAGCCCCCTCCCCGCCATGCCGATCTCCGGCCTTGGAACTCTTCGGGCCTCGGACTCCGATACCAGAACAAACTCGCTCCGGCAGTGGCCCAGCATGGTGTGGTCCCATCCGAGAGAGCTGACGCACTCATACCAGTGTCCTTCCGGGTCCATGCGGCCCTGATAAAAAAGCCAGTCCCCCCGTCGTCCGGTAGACTGGTCTGCTGCGGTAAAGAGAAGGTCGCCAAACGCCTTCATGCGCTTGACGCTGCGTTCGCCCTCCGGGAGAGCTTGGAGTTCATCTTTTGATAGGGGCTGGACATTGAGCGATGTGACTTCATCGTTGTATGCAGCCACACCGTAGCCGTTGATGACCTTCTCCGCTCCAAAGCGTCTGACTACAAACGCCCTTCGGAAAATTCCAAGCCCCATATCAATCGCCTCCCTTCTTGCGAATTACATACTTGACTGACTGACGCATTTTGCCGGTGTCGATAAGAGGCTTATCCGACCCCTTCTTCTTGATGGTGGATGGAGCGTTCGGAACAAAGGAGCCGCTTCCGATCTTCTCCTGCACCAGCGAAACGCCGAACGCACCGAGCTTTTTCAGGGTTTGCTCTGCTGTTCCTCCACCGGCAATTTCGCCAGCCAATGACTTGCACATGGAATTGATCTTGTCTTGGTTATCGTCCACGCTCATACGCAGAAATGGTCTGGAGGGCGTGTCCGATGTTCCGAGTTCGTTGAACATGGCAATCTGGGCCATATCCACTCCATTGTCGTCTGTGACCTCCCCGGATTGGTAGCCTATGAAGACCTCCTGCTCATGCAGTTTCTTCAGTTCCGCATAAAACCGTTTCCCTTCCGGGGTAAGCCGGTCATACCCGCCGCCCATTACCGCTCACCTGCCGACCTGATTGGAATGACCACCAGACGCCGCAGGGTCAGGTATTCCAGCCCATACGGAGTCAGGGCCAGTTCCGCATCTACCATCAGGTTTGTCGCTTGGTTGACAGTGAACCCGATGGAGGTTTCGCCCTCGGAGTAACTGCCAATCCGCAGCGTATCGCCCACAGTGCCATACGAGCTGTCGCCATACCCGGCCATCTTCAGCCGATGGGCTGTCAGGAGGGCCAAGGCTTGGTCATACAGCTTTCCGAACACCTTTTCGCTGATGAGCGGTGCGGTGAGGTCGAGCCACGCATTGACGACTTCATCGTTCAGGGTTTCAAACTCGGTAGCTACCAGACGGAAAATCTGGACAGCCTTTCCCATGGTTTACTTACCCTTAGCGGCAGGCTGCTTTACAACTGCAAGGTCCCTCCGGGCGATGTGGAAGGCCAGCACATCGTTGTCATCGTAGCCAGTGACCTCTTTGGTTTCACCGGGCAGGATGACAACCTCGCCTACGCTGATGATCTTGTTGCAGGTATTCTTCAGTTTCATAAGTCAAACTCCTTTACAGCGAAAATATAGGGGCTCGCATGGTGCGAGCCCCATCGGGACAATCAGCAGATGCCGGTAGCGATGAGCAGGGACATGGGGTAGTAGATAATCGCACCGGCAGTCCGAGCCTCGCAGGGAACCACCATTTCGAGGCCCTGCGTCTGGACGGGGTACTGGATGAAGGGCAGCGGGTTTTCGATGGTCAGCTTGCGAGCGTCATTCTTGAAGAGCAGCATCACGCCCTTGCCATCTTCATCAGCAGCATAGGGGTTGGTGTCCACGCTGTCGGGGTCCAGTTCGGGGCAGGACACAATGTTCTGGATGTCCTTGATGTTGTCCTGAATGTAGGTCAGGAGGTTGCTGGCAGTACCGTCAATACGGCGGTTCTGGAGGATGATATATGCCTCCGCAGGAAGGGCCAGCGTGTCGGGCTTTTCCACCTTCTTGGTGGTACGGGCCATCTGGGTCATCATGCCGGTGATGTCCGCAAGGATTTCATCAGCATCCTTATCAGCCCACTTCGTAGTTCCCTTGGCGCCGTTGGCGATAACATACAGGGGGATGTCGTTGTCGGTAGACAGGACGCCACGCAGACCGGTTTCGGCATCGCCATTCCACGCAATCTTGTTGTTCAGGTAGTCGATCTGATACCGGGCGGACTCCGCCTTGCGAGTATCAAGGGACTTACCAGCCATACGGGAGGCTCGCATCTCCTGAATGGAGTAGCCGTAGCTGTCACCGATGGACTTGATGATAGCGGTGGTGGGCTTGCCCTTCACATCAGCACGAGGCAGGTCGGTGGCGTAGTTGGAAATAATCTTCGCCAGACCTACCTTGTCGTAGCTGTAATAGGTGATGGTTTCTGCGCCGGGGTCCACCTCGTTGGAGATGGGGAACAGGCTCAGAGCCGTAAACTCAGGGTACTCGACATCGTAGGACTGGGACTTCACATAGTCCAGTTCACGAGCGAAGAAGATAGACGCCGCCTCAGCGTCATCAAAGCGCATCTGGGGAGTGCTGACCAGAGAGGCGGGGATATTCGAGGCCAGCAGAGCCTCGTAGTCATTCTGGTCGTATCTCATGGATTTCTGGTTGCTCATTGTAAGATTTCCTCCTCTCGTTAAGCCCCGGCGGTGTTATCGTTGCCGGGTTTCCACTTGCTCTCGGATGCGTTGTATTTGAGAACCTGACCCTCGGTAGCTGCTGTGGTCAGGTCAACATCCGTCAGGTCAGACAGAGCGGTTGCACTACCAGACGCCTCGCCTGCCACGCAGCCGAACAACTCAACAGGAGCAAGGCCGTTGGAGGCCGGTCCGATAAACCGTCCGGGAACCGTGATGCCGCCGGTGGTGCCAAAGCAACCAGCATCATCGCCGCTGACAATCAGGTGGAGATCATCGCCGTACTTGGGCTTGGCCGCCGCAGCCAGACGAGCCCAGATGCGACCACGGCGCATCACGCCGATGTTCTGGTTGTTCAGGATGAAGATCTTACCCTCCAAATCCTGCTGGCGGTCGAAACCGTTGACTACGATGCCCTCGAAGTCCTCAGCCTTGCTTGCGCTGGTAGGCAGAGCGATGTTGCTGCCGGGGATGGTGCCGGGAACAACGCCCACGCCAAAGGTCAGGATGCCGTTTTCCTCTTCGTTAAAACGGGAGTCCACCGGGTAGTGGTACATATCGTAGATGCCACCGGCAATGCCTTTGCTGGTGGCAAATCCGTAGTTTTTCTGAACGCTCATTTACTTGTCCTCCTTCTTCATTCTCCGATCAATCATACGCTGCCGGGCATCGCTGGCAGAGCCAACGGACTTGGTGGGCTTGGCAGCCTTGCCATCCCCACGCATCATCTGCTGGCGCTGGTAGTTGGTGTCCTTCCGGGTCTTCATCTCAGCCACAGCCATATCAAAGGCTGCGCTGACATAAGCTGCGCTCTTGCCATCCAGACGCAGGGAGGGCTTGAGCTTTTTCAGGATGGCCTTCTTTGCGTTCTTGACGCTCATGCTCTCCAAACCGTCCATGTTCAGCCGGTCGCCAACACGGACGACACGGAGCAGTTCACGGAAGTCGCTGGCTGCATCAGCCCGGTCCTTCTTCTCGGCAGTCGTGTTGCCTTCACCGGTATCGGCGTTGCACTCCGCACCGTCAGCGACGGTTTCCTCGTCCTCGTCCTGATTGCCGGTGTCCTCACCGTCAGCAGTAACTTCAGCGGACTTCAGGACATCAATGACGCCGAGCAGGGTGTCAATATCCTCGTCCTGCTGAGCGATCACGCCCATGGCGCCGTTCAGGTCTTTGGGGTCCCCTTCGGAGTCCCGGCGGTCACGGCGGTCCTTTACGGACTGAACCGCATCCACATCCTGATTTCCCTCACTACCGGTGTCGCCTGCGACCTTTTCAGCCAGCTCCTCGACAACCTCGGCTGCCGCCTCGGTAGCAGGGTCTACGCCGATGTCATCGGTGGCTCCCATACGCTCCGCTCTGCGCTGCTTGAACGCTTCGATGGCGGCGTTCAGCTGCTCAGGAGTCAGGGCGTCGCCATCATTTCTTTTAGTCTTTGCCATGTCTAACTTTGCTCCTTTCAAATAATTCTGGCCCTGCCCGTCGATATTGAGCCGAGCCTGTTCACCAGCCCTTGCTTTATCGACAAGGGCAAGATGATTGATTTCGATGTCCCGCTGAATGGCGTCATACGGCTGTCCGTTCCATACGCCGGGGGTTTCCTCCAGACGCAGGTTGTAGCCGCAGGACAATTCCCTCAGTCCAGACCTCTTTACGCTGTCCATATCGTGGATAATGATTTCAGCTCGCACATCGTTTCCGTCCTGATACCCTTCGGTGAGGATGGTTCCGATGTGCTCCTCCTGCACATTCCCCGTATCGACATAGGGTCCCTTCCTTGCGTACCTGAGAGAGCTTGTAGGCCATCTGGTTTGCGAGGGTGATCGGGAGCGGCATCAGGTCAGGGGTTTCATTGCAGGCGTAGCCGAACATCATCCCCTGGTCCCCTGCTCCGCCCATCTTATCGTTTGTCCCCATAGCAATATCGGGGCTTTGCTCATCGATTGCCACCATAACCGCACAGGTGTCGCCATCAAAACCGGCCTTCGGTCCATTGTAGCCGATTTCCTTCAGGGTCCTCCGGGCGATGCCGGGGATGTCCACATAGCAGTCGGTGGAGATTTCCCCCATCACTACCACCATTCCCGTAGTGCAGCAGCACTCGCAGGCCACACGACCGTTCGGGTCATTCTCCATGACCGCATCAAGAACTGCATCGGAAATCCGGTCGCATACTTTGTCGGGATGGCCCTCCGTTACGGACTCGGATGTAAACAGGTACTTACTCATTAGTTCCTTCCTCCTCTGTTTCTTTCTCCCCCGGCTTACGGGGGCTGACTTCTATACTGTAATCGGCCGCTTCTTTCAGCAGAGCCATCATCTCATCCAACCGGACGCTGACCATAAATGGCTGCTGTCCCCTTACCGAGATAGAAACTACGCCGCTGTCAAAGCTCGCCATCATCTTGCAGTTGGCGAGCATCTGACTGCCGATGCCGATGACTTTTTTCTTTTCGACGATGAAGTCGGTGATGGTACACTTTGCCAGCATCTCCACCCCGTCCTCCGGTATACCCTCACATCCCTGCGGCACACGCCGGATGGTTCCTTCAGTTTCCTGACTCATTTCCTGTTTCCTCCAATCGTTCCTGAAGTCTGAGCAGTTTCACCAGCCTGCAATTTTCTACATCGGGTTCAATGCCCAGCATCATTTTCAGCTGCACCAGCATGATCTCCACATCGGCCACTTCCTCAGCGATGCTCCCTGCATTGTCTTGGCCTCTCCACCTCTTGCAGATTTCCTTCTGGAGCTCGGACATCTCCTCAAGCACCATTTTGAGCTGGGCCTCTTCGCCGTACTTGTCAATGGCTTTCTGGAGGACTATTCTTTCACGCAGCATCTCTTATTCCCTCCCCTTAAAACGGCAGCTCCTCGTCCCCGGCGCCCACCTCTTGGAAATCGCTGTTCTCCGGTGGTTCTGTGGGCGGGGAACTGTCGCTTTTCTTACTGTCGCCAAAGAACACTTGGTCGCACCTGATCTCCGTTGCCTTGCGTTTCTGGCCGTCCTTTTCGTACTGCCGTGTGGTCAAGATGCCAGATACCTCAATGCGCTGGCCTTTTCGGAAATTCCGGCTTACAAACTCGGCCTTCTTCTCCCACGCCACGCAGTCAATGAAATCCGTCTTGTCCTTGACTCCCGGCCGGTCAACTGCGATGGTGAAGACTGTGACCGCTTTCCCGCTCTGGGTGTGCCTCAGTTCCGGGTCCCATGTCAGCCGACCGCTTTCTGCTACAATATTCATCGGGTAGCTCCTCTCATCGTCATAATAGTCGAGCTCCAGATAGTTCTTTCCAAACTCGGCCCTGAACTCCGCAACGCTGGCCCGATACCGTATCATGTACTTTATCTGCCAAAACTGTTTCAGGGCATCTGCGGTCGCCCGACACTGGTGCGCTGCATACCGACCGTTCCTGTGGCAGCTGTCCCCGCAGAGGCCGACCTTCAGGCCGAACCTCTCTGACTTGCTGCGGTAGGCTGCTGGGAAAACATGATGCTCTTCCAGCAGCCCCACCTTCCCGCACAGGAAACAGGTTCCGTAATACATTTACGCACCTTCCTGCTCTTCAGCAGGCTCACTGTACTGGTAATCATCTTCTTCATCAGAGGGGGCATCGATGTCAAACAGGACTTCATTGCAGTCTTCACACTCAATGGAGATGTTGACGATCTCGTCCTGTCCGTAGCCGACGCAGACCACCGCATGACCCACATGACCCTTCAGTTTTTCCGGCGAGCAGTAGAACCGGTCCACCGGGTTGAAGGCCGAAGACAGGACGACCTTGTTTTCGCTGGTCCTTACGGTGTAATTCCCCATGGCCTCGGTCACACGGAGCGATGCTCCAACGAATTGTTTCATGTAGTCAAAGTGGCTGTCTGGTACCACAGGAGAGCCGTTAGAACCGTCCTTCCAGCCTTCGACATCTCCTTCCCCCTCCTGCTCTTCTGCCTCTCCAATGACCTCATAATCGACATCTACAACCTCCGCATCGCCAGACGGAAGGGAGGTCCGCTCCTTTACTCCTCCAGCTCCCCTGTCACCGGCATTGTCGAAGATACTGGTTTGTCCGTTGTCGATCTCCTGCATGACATATTGACAGAGTTCCCGGTCCCAGACCAGCTTCATGTTCCCGCCCAGACTGCCGGACTTCTTGTTCTTGACCTGCATGACGGTACTGATCTCATGCTTAAAGCCGGGCTTAACGATGTCCTTCATGGCATCGTAACCGTTGGCCTCGAAATCCCTCTCTTGGTCCTTTTCCAGAGTAACCACCATTTTGATACTGATGGTGGCCTCTTCGCTCTCCCTCTTCTCCATTTCTGTGAGGAGCTGACGGAGCATCTGGTCAAAATCGGACTTAAAAGCGTTGAAGGTGTCCCCGTTCATCGATAACGGGTACTTTTTACTGTTGCACATGGTTGTTCCTCCTATCATTCATCGCAGCTGATGTCTGTGATTGAAACGACGACCCGTGGCGTTTCGCTGTAAAACTTCCGCACCATCGAGTCCACAATCTGGGCGTCATCGCGGTAGGCGATGCCATTCAGCGAGTCGCAGATGACCTTGCCTATGTTGTCGAAGTCAGGCTTTTTGGTGGGACGCACCTTCTTGTCCAACATCGCCTGCCGTTTCTTCTTGCTGACCGATTTCGGGATGCTGTAATAAGCGAATATCCTGACATCCAGCATCGCATCATCCGGGAACCGCTTTCCGCTCTGGCTTCGGTACTCTGTTCTGACCAGATTTTCGTAGATGACGGTCTGTTCTGGTGTCCGGGTCTTCACATGGCCGCATACCGTGGAGAACCGGGGCCGTCCCTTGCCTTGCGGCTCTCCATAAACGCAGAACTCAGCTCTCATCGTCCTGTTCCTTCTTTCCAGTCACCGAGTTCGGCTGGTACTCCAGATAGAAATATTCCCGGACGCCCTTCCGGTTCTGGCTGAAACTGCTCACGGTGTACTTGTTCTTGATGAGGATGGTTGCCACAGCGATCTGGTCCGCCTCATCGTCGATGTAGATTTTGTTCTCCACATCCTTGCTGGAGTTCACCCAGAACTCCAAGTAATAGTCGTAGCTCTTTGCTCCCGGCCTTCGCTGACTGCCACTACGTACCGTGTACTTGTTCTTGATAAGGACAGCAGCAACCGTCATACGGTCGGCCTCGCTTGCAATACAGACTCTATTCATCGTTGCCCTCCAAAAAACTTCTCATTTCGTCAAACCGGCGGGATGCCTCCCGCTTTCTCCAGCTTGGCCCCGTGAACTGCATCGGGTAGCACAGCTCAAAGATGCGGTCATAGATGCGGCTGTAACGGATGTCCACCGTTTCCTTCATCTCCGCCATACTCAGGTTGGTCGTCAGGATGATCGGCAGCCTTGCCCTGTACCGACTGTCCACGATGTTGTATACCTTCTCCAGAGCAAAATCGGTACTGCGTTCAGCGCCAAGGTCATCAATGATAAGCAGCTTGGCTCTGTTCAGTCTGGAAATCAGCACACCGTCCTCTTCCTTGAAGCCCTGCATCGTTTCCAGCAGCTTGACGAACGAGGTCATTACTACCGGTACTCGCTGGTTCAGCAGGTGATTGGCTATGCAGGCCGCAGCGAAGGTCTTTCCAGCGCCAACGCCTCCATAGAACAGGAGCCCCTGATTTTTCTCCAGCATTTCATCGAAGTGCCTCGCATACCGCTGGCAGAGTTTCAGGTTGTAGGCGTTATCCTTCGTCTGCTTGAAGTTGTCAAAGCAGGCGTCCCTGAGCCGCTCATCCATAAGGCTTTGCTTTTTCAGGGACGCAATAGCCAGCATCTCTTTCTCCTTCTGGCGAAGTTCCTCTTCCTCTCGCTGTTTCTCTGCCCTGCACCGGCAGGAAACCGGGACTTTTACACGGACCTTTTTTCCGGGTTCATCGGATTTCAGGTCTGGCACTTCGATCTCGACCTGCCGCCGTGTGTGGCATTTTCCGCACACGATAAACCCTTCGCTGTCGAGGTAGTCGCCCTCTTCTATGGGGTTGTTTTCAACAGCTCTCCTGATAACTCCGTTGAGAACTTCACCGATGCCAGACATATCACTCATTCCGCTCACCCCATTCCGCATACGGGCTTTCATTCCCGCTTGGTGGAGCCGCTGACTCACTGCGGCTCTTTTCCAAAAGCCCCGGTTTCTTTTCCTTCACCCGGTCTACAACCCAACTCAGGATTGCCCGGTAGTCATCCTTGTAGGTCTTGCCCTTTGAACCCTTATACAAATCCAGCTCTGTGATGCAGGTATCGGCAAACTCTCTGCCGTACAGTTCGATAAGCCGGTTGTAGCCGGCCTCTGTCATCTTGACAAACTCGGCATAGGACTTCTTTTCAGGTTCCTTCTTGGCCGGTTTCTTTGGCGTCCCTTCACTTCCAGACTCTGCCTTTGCCGTTTTTCTGGCTTTGTCCGCACTCCGGGTTTCCCTCATACGCTTGGCGTTGTACTCCTTGGTTCTCTGGTACTTGTACCATTGCCCCTGCCACTGGTCCCAGTCGTGGATGTGGATGCCCTCTTTCACTATATCCAGCCAGCCCACATCCACGAGGGCTTGGACAACCTTCCCCATGTCAAGGTCGGAGTTCTCTCCGCAGCCGTACAGGTATCGGCTCAGGACATCCAGATCGGCGTCCACTGCAAGCCCGGTTTCATCGGCGTTCTTCATGCCCCAGAACCACAGGAAGTTCAGTATTCCAAGCGCCTCAAACTTCGAGCATCCGATGGCCTGATACAGCCTGCGTAGCTTTGTTCCATCAACTTCTTGATGAACGCTTATCCATGCCATCGCCTCACCCGCCTTCCTACGGAAATACCCGCATTACCAGACTTACTCTTTCTGCCCCACATTCTCACCAGCCCCCTCTTCCGGCGGCCGGGAGTTGTGCTGCGCCTCACACACATCCATCAGCCGCTCCACCACCTTCTTGTAGTCCGACTGCTTCATGTTCGTGGTGGAGGTCAGGCCGATCTCCTCGATGATGGACTTGATGATGGCGTTCCCCTGTTCCTTACCAAAAGAGATCTGGGCGGTCTTGAAGAGCATCTGCCGCTGTTCCTGCGTGATGACAGCATCCTCTTCGTCCGGCGCCTCATTGTCCGGGACTTCGGTGTAATCTGCTGGGATAGCACCGGATGCGATCATCTCTTCCTCGGAGTAGACGCCCTCATAGTCCTTCGGGAAGGCATCTCTCACGCATTGGCTGATGGCTACCTTGTTAATCATGGTGGCAGGCTTGGACTTCCAGTTCGCCATGCCCTTGTTGTACTCCGTAAAGCTGACCTCTTTGAAGGCGGTGCGCTCCTTGCCATTACGCATGAAGTAAACCTTGCACCAGCCGCCAATCAGCTCCTCGCCCGGATAAAGGCAGCAGCCTTCTTTCTGAACAATGTCGTTCCCACGCTTGACGGTGATGCCGTCGTTCTTATACAGGTAGTCCGGGTGGTCAAAGGCTCTCCGCAGGTATGCGTCCTTGCCTACCACCATCTGGGCCGGGTCATCCTTGCTGTACTTGATGAGGTAAACCTCGCCGTTTACCAGAGGGTTCAAGCCCTGCATCTTGCAGGTGTTCATAAAGAACACGAGCTCTTGGTCGCTGGTCAGGTCCGCCCGTCCTCTCACGAGGTACTTCTTCACGAACGGAAGGTCCAGCTCCACATGGGTCCCCAGAACATCGTAGCTCACTACGAGAGCATTGCTCTCAGCTTTACTCATTGCAGTTGTCATTTCACTTACCTCCGAAAACTCATCTTTGCTACTTCACGATAGACAATTCCGGGGATATAAATCTGCCCCTTGGATGCACGAATGAGCCGCATCACTGCGGACTGGTCTACGGGTCGCAGCTCAACGCCTGCGATTACCAGCGGCACCATACTGGGGTTGATGTCAACGATCTCCCAGTCCTTCGAGGAAGTTACCCCAGACACTTTCGGCTTGGGTGCTGCCGGTACGATGTATGCAGCTGCCTCATCCATGACCACAGCCTCGCTCATGGCAACTTCGGCGCCTTCCCTATCGCCAGCAGCTTCGAGTTCTGCGGCCTCCCGCAGCTTGCGTTCCCGTTCCTCCTCGGCCGCTCTGCGAGCTGCCTCCTCTGCCTCCCGGCGTTTCCGCTCCTGCTCAGTGAGGTAGGCTCCCATCGACTTCTTAATGGTTGCCTCCGCATTACGCAGCGGTGTAAGCATAGCCTTTTCTCTGTCGCATACCGCCTTATGAGCCTGATATGCGCTGTCCTTCATGGGCTTGAAGAAACTGGTCACTTCGGCCGCCTTCCTCTTCAGCAGCTTTCCAAACTCACCAGCAGCCGCATAGTCATCATCTGTTGCAATGACCATCGCCTCAGCTTGGAACTCGATGTCCGTGATCTCCCGACTGAGCTGCTGTTCATCCAGCACCTCCTGCGGCATGGTTGCTACCAAGGTTTCCTTGTCTTTCATCAGTCGAACCTCCTAAATCATTCATTCATGTAATTTCGTATGGTCATCAGGGAGGATAGAACCGACCAGCATTTCGGGTCACGCTGGAACGGAACCTCCTGATAGCCATTCTTGGTCAGGTGAAGTATCAGCCGGTCCTCAATCTTGATGCCATGGCTCTCATACGCCCTGTCATAGCCTTCGAGCTGGACCGCACACAGCTTTCCATTGACCTGCGCCGATGATTTGTAGTCCACCAGCGTCATCCGGCCATTGATGAGGCAAAGCAGGTCTGCTGTACCGGCGTACCGCAAAATCTTGTGGTAGACCCTGCACTCTGTTGCCAGAGGCAGCGGCTTTCTCCGCTCCCACCACTGGATGAACCCGGCAAAATACCCGGCATAGGCCGGGGAGATGTCCTCGATGCCGAACTGCGTGTAGTTCTCCACTGCGTTGTGGATTGCCGTTCCCCGCTTGGCCGCCCGGTCGAGAACTTCCGGGTCAACCGTCCGGTAGAAGTCATCTGACAGCGGTTTCATCAGCGTTGTCACGCTCGGTATGACCAGCCCGTTCAGGCGGTATATGTGGTGCGCCTCATCAAATGACAGTTCCGGGAACCGCGGGATTTCAACGCTCATCGGTCTACCTCCGCCACTCCTCTTGTGACCCATGACTGCTCCATCAGGATGCTTTCAGCGGCATCGCTAAAGCACTCAGAGTGGTAGAAATCTCCATCGACATCCACATATTCATCGCCCTCTACAATCGGCTCTCCGCAATACTTGCAGGTGTAAACCGTGGGCGGGTCAGGTGCGTTCGGGCATCTGCTGTCACATGGGGACTTTCTGCATACGCTGCACAAGGTTCATCTCTCCTCTCAGGTTGATTTCAAGCCGAGCGAAATAATCCGTCAGCTCATTTTCATACAGCAAAGGCAGGTAGCTTTCCGGTTTCTTGACCAGCCTGCACTTTCTTTTGGCGTAGGCGAGAACTTCATCTGCCACCGCATCCGGGATGCTGAACCCCAGCGTCCTCTCGGCAGCCGCTCTCGCCGCTCTGATCGGTTCTATGTTCATACGGTTGCCTCCTGTCAGCTGTCGTATGGGTTCGGCAGGCTCCAGTCCCACTTTTCATCACCGTGGTACTCCTTCGTGAAGTGGTTATGCCAGCCATCGCCCCAGAAATAGAGGTAATCTGCCGGGAGAACCCGGCCTACATTCACGGCACCGTTCTTTTCAGCTACCCACCGGTCAAGGACATCCCTGACCAGCCATTCAATGTGCTCATCAACCGGGTGGTCCTCGCTGTACCCGTGGAATTGACTGGGCGCTGTGACCGCCTCTGCGATGGTGCTTGCTTTGAACGCCGGGTTATCTACCCGGTTCAGTACGCACCACGCCACTGCCGCCATCTCCATGTCCGAGTTGGTTATCATTGCCTCCCCGTACACCGTCTGCGCCAGCATCCGCACTTCCTCTTCCGTGTACGGCGGCTCCGGCGCCGGTGTCTGCATCTCCGGCTTTGCCGTGACCGGTGGCGCCGACTCTACGGTGTGGGTTATAACCTCTGGCTCTATCCCGTAGCTGGGCTCCTTCGTCTGACTCTCTGGTGCTGCACCGGCCGCAAGCATAAACGCTGTGAAGGTAATAACTACGGCGACTGCCGCCACAATGTTTCTTTGCCTTGCCCTTCTGCGCCGAGCCTTCCGCCTTGCCATTCTCCTTACTGCTACTCCGTCCATGGCTCAGTACCGCCTTCCGCCGTTACTCCCCGATACGCCGCCGCAGCTCTCCCAGCAGCACATCGGTAGGTACATCAGTCAGGTCAGGCTCTCTTTCAGAGGTCAAGAGAGAAGAGGAAATGACCAAAGCGGGGCGAATACCGTACGAGCCCGAGCAGTAGTTGCTGACCCAGCCGCCGTCG